CGAAGTCCACCAGCGTGGTGGCTCCCACATCGAAAGCAAAGCCGTGTCTCCGGAAAAAACCGGCGCAGCCGCCGGGCTGGCCGTGCGACTCGAAAACGATGGTCTGCAAGCCCCGGGCTTGCAAACGGGCGGCGGTCGCCATGCCGGCAATCCCGGCTCCGATCACGGCCACATCGTACATGGCACTGTTCTCCGAGCGGCAAGGGCGAGCGGGCCTGCGGTGTTGGCGAAGCAACCGCAGCCCACCGGCATCGGATAACAGTCTGCCAGGTTTGAGCAGCGCGGCAATGGCCCTTCAGTAAATCCAACAAGCCGCCCCGGGAAGACCCGACGGCTCGCTGTTGCGGGCGACGCCTCGTTCTTTAGTGCCGGTGCGAAAAGGGGACGGGACTCGTTGCCGGAACGGCCCGTAGGGTGCTTCGCACAACGAGTCCCGTCCCCTTTTCGCACCGGCACTTAGCCAACGGGGCTACTTCTTTTCCACCGTGATCTTGAGATTGTTCGTGGCCGTGGCGCCCTTGGCGGGGATGCCGCTCACGCCGACGGTGAAATCGCCCAGGGCGGCATCCTCCGCGACCTTGATCGTCAGCTTCGTTTCTTCCTCGCCGTGCTTGATGGCGGCGGCGCCAGGCTCGATGGTCACGCCCTTCGGCATGTTGTCGAACTTCAGGGCCACGTCCTGGTTGAAGTTCTTGCCGCGCTTGATGCCGACCGAGACGATTTTCGTCTCACCCTGCTTGATGGTCGTGGACAGGTTGGGCATGTCGAGCCGGAAGGTGTCATCGGTCTGGCCGACCACCGGCTTGCGGTCGCTGCCGGGGCTGGTGGCGCCGGGACCACCGGGCTTGCCGTTCTCGCAACCAGTGAGGACCACCAACGCACTCATGGAAACCAGAGTCAGCAATCGTTTCATGGCTGAGTTCCTTTCGCGAATCCCAGGATGACGAAACCCACGGCTCGACGCTTTCGCGAAGAGTCCTCCGGAAACAAAGCAACCGCTGTGCCAGAAATGGCTGCGGGCGGGAGTTGGCGCGGATCGAAGCGAGCAGTGCGGGCAATTCGGCCGACGGCAGGCCGGTGCGCTGGCTGAGGTACGCTGCAATTTTCCCGAGCAGAGCAGCGCGGTTCATAGGAATCGGCCGACGACTGCTCAAGCAGTGCGGCGGCCGGCGGACGATGCGACGGTCTGCCGGCCGCCGCGCGGCCGGCTTGGGAAGCTCGCGACTAGGCCCCGGTCAATTCGTCGCCGTCCAAAAATCGCCTTGCGGTCGCGCCGACGCCGGTTACAATCATCTTCAACGGGTCACGTTCGCATGTCTGCAAATACCGGGCTTCCTGACAGCCCTTTTCCGCCGTAACTACCAAGAAAATTGACCGGGCAGGATAGATACCCGATCATTCTTGACCGAATGACATTCGCAATTCAGGCCAGTTCGGGGCAACCCGCTGGCTTGTTTTGTTTCCCGGCAGGAAAGTGACCTCGCTGGGAAACTCATCATCCTTGCCCGTGGACATAGATAACCCGTTACTAGCATCGTGAAACAGGCCAGTTCGGGGCAACCCGGCTGGCCTGTTTTGTTTCCTGATCGGGCTGGATAAATAGGACATGAACCGGCAACAGCAAAGGAAACACCTCAAGAACAAACTTTGGCAACGCAGTCCGGGGAAATGCCACTGGTGCGACAAGTCGCTGACCTTCCCAGAGGCAACGCTTGACCACGAACCAGCACTGGCGGAAGGCGGAAGATTTTAGCTTAGCCGTCATCGCTTGCCTGGAATGCAACCAGCGCCGGGGAAGAGAAACCGCCGCCCGGCTCCTTCTTGCCGGCAAGGATGCGCGAGAAAAAAGCCCGTCCGGAATCAAGGGAGGTGGCATTTTCGTTCCCGGCTCAACTTGGACGATCCTGAACACGGACAGCCCTTGGCGCTTTACCGCCTGACCCAATTCCCGTTTCCCCGATCCCGACGCCACGTGCGCAAAGCCAGACGCCTTTCCGGGGCTTCCAGCCCGCCAGCCCAATCCCGAAAATCCACCGATTTAGCTTGAATGGCATGGCATTTCGAGCGAAGCTCCTTCGACGACCCATCCAAGTGTTTGGATGGGTGGATGCGAGTTCCAGGAGGTTCGCCATGCAAGTTACCTGTTCCTGCGGTTTCGTGGGCAATGCCCCCTCTGCCCTGGCTGGCAAGCATGTCCGCTGCCGCCGCTGCGGTGCCAGCCTGACCGTTCCTTTTCCGCCCAACGATTTCGCCGATCTTGAACTACCCAAGACCAAAGTTCACCCACGGACCCGCAAAATCCGCCGGCTGAAAGTCGCCTTCGCCCTGATCGTCCTTTCCGGGCTGGCGGTTGCCGGGCTGCTGCTCTACCCGGCAGTTCGGTCAGTGGTCGCACCGAACGACGAGGATGTCGTGACTCGCCACATCAAAAGCAAACTTGGGGAACCCGGTTCGTTCCAGCTGGTCCAAGCCTACCCGCCGCAAGCAGTCACCATTCAGGATTACAGCGAATGGCGGGAACACTTCGTTGCGCTCAGAATCGCCCCGGAAGTCCGCGACATCCCGCCCGGACCCGCAACCGTGGTCCGCATGACCTACCGGGCCAAGAACCCCATCGGAGCCATGATCGTTTGGGACGGCGCGTACATCGTCCGGGGTGACAAGGTCATTGCTGACATGTCCTGGAAGAATTGGACCGGGGAAACCCAGGACATCCGGCAGTTCTTGGCCAACCAGAAAAGGACCGTTGACGACATCCTTTCCGTCACGAAAAGGAGGTGAACCATGTTGACGAAATGCCCGCACTGCCGCCGCTATGACGATGCCCCGATCCTCTGGATGGGCAGAACGACCAGATGTACCCATTGCTGGAAGCAGATGGCTTGCCTGCCTGCGTTCCGCTTCGGGAATCGGTTCTGGTCCTTCCTTTACGAAAACCTGCGCCCGCTGTTCGTCCTGTTGCTGTTCCTGCCCGGCTCGGCAATGGCCATTACTTGGGGCGAATGGCAGCTGTCCGAAGCAGTCGGCGACATCGGTTTCAGCCAGACCAGCAATTCGGTCAGCATCCTGCTCGCACCCGGCGACTACAGCGATAACCGATCCATTACCCTGACCACGACGGTTGCAATGGATGCCGGGGAAACGGAAAATTTCGTTGCCACTTTCGGGCATCTGCTGGATGGGGCCAGTGATGTGTTCCGGCTCAGGTTGACGCCCGGCAGTTTCGTCCATGACTTTGCGGCTGGTGACGATGCCAGCCAGTTCACCGCCCCCACGACCCGCACCTATTCGGTTTCGCTGACCTACGAGATAGGCGGGGGGAACTGGTCGCAATCTTCAACCCCAACGACCTTGGCCTACGGGGGGCAGCCCTGACGATCCCAGGCTCGAAAGGAAAAGGCCAGTGGCAAAAACCACTGGCCTTTTTCGTCTGATAGGACTTCAATCCATCTTTTCCACCCGTGCCAGTTCCGCCCTGAGCCAGTTCATGGCCTGTCCGTGTCCGTCGCCAGTTACGATGTCGTCCACTAGCGACCGCAACTCGTAGCGCCGCTCAAAAGCCCCGTCATCCGTGAAATCCATTTCCGGGAACGCTTTTGACGGTCTTCCGTTCGCTGCCGCCTTGGGCTTTTCGCTCGCCTTTTTGCCGCCGCCGAAAAGTTCCTTCGTCGCTGTGCTTTTGTAATTGCCGTAGATGGACCCTTCCAATTCAACCGAGAACTTTTCCTTGAGGTGCGCCTTGATCGCATCGTTTTCGGCATCCTTCCCTAGCGCCTTCAAGGTCTGCCGCATCGCTTCCATCTTGCTGATGCCCTTTTCCTTCGCTTTCGCCATGATGAACCTCCAAGGATATAGAATTTAGAACCCTAGAAACACGTTACGAATCATCACCTCCGCCCGCAACCACAATTTGGCTTTGGTTCGGTGAATTCTAGCCCTTGCTTCTTGGCCATCAGCTGTCGCCAAGTCCAACCAGCGAAGTTCTCTTGCCGGCAGAAATACCGATCCTGGCTGTTCACTTCCTCCCGCCACTGCTCGCACCAGCCATTCTCCAGGCACTGACAAATATGCTTCTCGTCGCTCATACTATAGGTATGTCACTTCAAGATGAATTCCCACCTTGCGATTGCGAGCAGCCCGGCTATTGCGAACACTTCAAGTTAAATCTGATCGGCAGACTTTGGGAACTCGCCAAACTGGACAACGAACTTGGCGCACAGTATCGCCGACTCTGGACCCTGAAGGCTGGTGCCGGAACCGTGGTCAAGCCACGCCCGCCCAAAGGCTGTCAGTGCGGGCAGGCCAAGCAAGTCGGTAAGTCCGTCGAAATAGCTTACCGGCTCACCTAGCCCGCCTTGTAGTTCCATTCGCGGATGTTACACCTCGCAAAAAGGCTTGCGTCCAGCAACCCACGGTGAACCAGCCGATGGCAGTTCGAGCAAAGCAAAGTGCATTTGCGGGCTTCGTCCTGGACCACATCAAGCGGCATCAGCCCTTGCCCGATCCTAAACTTTTTATCTTCTAAATGATGGAAGTCCAACATCGCGCCGACATATGGCAATTTCCAACCACAATTAGGGTTCAAGCAGCCCACCGCTTCCTTGTACTGTGTCGCTCCTCTTGCTCTTACTCGCGCTCTCACCATCTCTCTGTACTCGCGCTCCGCATATCGCTCATTATGCCGCGCTCTGTCTTTGGCTTTGCAATCCTCAGTAGCTTTATATGCCCGATTCATCTCCTTGAATTCCGCAGAAGCTAAATACGCTTGTCGCTTTTCAGAGGCTTGAAATGCTCTCATGTACTCCTGCCTCTTGGGAGTTGCGTTCCACGCCTTTTGCTTAGCCCTATACTCAGCTGTCTGGCGTTGCGCCTTTTCTGAGTCTTTATTCGCGTGCCGCCAGGCTTTATGTTCGGCTTTGTGTTCGTCTCGATACTGCTGTTCTTTGGCTTTTCCTTTTGCTGATTCCCTGTACCGTTTTTTTGCCGCCTTTTGGCTTGCCTGTTTTCGGGCAAGCCGTTCTTCATCATTTGTATTATCCATAGCAAACATTATACCAAATGCCATTATGGTAATGGAAGATTACCTTACCTAAAACTAGATAGGACATGAGCTTTGAAATGAGTTATGCGGGGATACCCTTTGTGGTGGATAATGAAATCTCAAGACACCTCCAACGAGATGGCATGTCGGATCGGCGGGAATTGCGCGATGCCGATGCCAAAGACGACGTCCTGCAACATCTGGTTAGGGGCTGTCAGGCTCTGGAAGATACCCGGATCATTACGCCTTACCCCACCGCTCGCGGACCATCCTACATCGCTCAGCCTTATCACCATATTGCCCGCCCCAAACTGAAACCCGGCATGTTCTACTATCCCACTGGTGCGTCGAGGTGGGCTGAATATCATGGGCTAGTTACCAGTGCGCAACTTGCTGGCATGAAGGCTGCCGCCTTTCCCGGCGGCATTCCTACCCGCAACTGGTTCAAGATGGCGCAAGGCGGGAACGTCATTCAAACGCCGATGATCTTTCTTTCCGCCCGCCCCGTGGCTTCCTTTGCCGGCAATCCCGGTCTGTTCTTGGTTACGCTTGTGGATGAAAGGTACTTTTTCCAGTACGCCCCGATGCCCGTTCCGAACATCAACCCGGATACCACTTGGGAAAGCCTGATGACGGATTGTTCGGGAGCCTTGCAAATTTCTCTGCAACTGGACACGATTTCCACGAACTACCCGGAGCCGGAAATAGACTCAGACCTCAATCTCCAGTACGAAAACGCTGCCATCCTGCTGGACGCTTGCGCCTATAACACGGGAACAACCATCGTCCGGCGGTTTGATGGCACCTACAAAGCGATGCTGCACGCGAACAGCATTGCCCAAAGCCAAGCGAACAAAGCGGACATCACGGCTTGGCTGGCTGGCGGCAATGCCTTTGACGCAACCACGGTAAACGCCATCTTGCCCGGTGCCGTTACCGTCGCTTACCCGGCATTCCGGACAGACGAGTTTGCCTATGTCCGGGCGAACTCAGCCATGATTCCGCAACCCAGGACCACGGGCGATTACTACAGCTATACCGTGCAACTGGATGAACTCGGCTTGGGGCTGCAAGGGATCGGCGGCTATACGAAAACCTTTATCAACACGTGCAAGGCGGTTTTCGCTGGTGAAGATTTGCCGGTCAACCTCGATATACTGGAAGCCCTGTCGTTTCAGATTGCGCTTGATTACTACGCGAGTACCTCGTCTGGTTTCGATCAAACGGTGCCGGGGGTATTTGAATGGATTCCGGAAGGGCTGCACGACATCCTAGCCTACTGGCAAGGAGATCGGGTTTACACTCGGATTCAAGGCAAGCCTTACAATTTCGGAGTGGAATACCTTCAACATCGCGCACCAGTGGGCATGATCCCGGACAAGCCACCGGAGGTTTGTACCAAGGTGATTACCGATGTGTCTTGCGTGGATGGGTTCCTTTACACGGCGTACCAGTATTTCAAGATTCCGATAACCACGGGGGCTTACTTGACCGACCTTCCTTGCTCATCAATGTCCAGCAGTTCTAGTTTTACGATCCCAGATATCTTTAGCGAGGAATAATGCTTTACGACTACACTCCCGGCTTTTGCTGTTGCGGCAGCAGTTCAAGTTCATCCAGCCTGACGAATTGCGTAAACATGCCTTTCGATCCCTTGCTGGCCACGGTCACGGTTGCAACCGGCTTCTTTGCTACATGGGCAGGAGCTTCGGCAGTGCTGAATTTTCACGGGCTATACAACGGGACTTGCCCGGAATGGCGGGGGGCATCGGCAGTCTTCGGCAACCAAAGGATGGTCTGGTGCGCCCGTTGTTCGTCGGCAGACTGCGGACCATTTCCAGGCGACCTAGGCACGATGAACGCTAACTGGATGATTCAATTCGTCGCGGGTAATCCCAATCCACCGCTCGATTGCGTGGTCACTGTGGACAATATCCAGATTGGCAGTGATAGCCAAGCCTTGCCCTTTCCGCCCGTCTTCTTGGAGTTCGACGCCAGCCTCAACCCGTTCAACCGGCTGGAATCGGTGATTACGAGCTAGGATCGTCAATGGTCTGCCTGTACTTCACCTCCCAAGAAGTGGTCACATAACCCCATCCTGGATTGCGAATCTCTTGAGGCTCGCTTACCGACAGCAACCGCATCGGCTCTTGCAGCAAGTCCTCGTCATCGGCATTGACCAGAAAGGCCATCTGCAAGGTCTGGTAAATCTTCTGCAATTTAGCATTGAGGCCAAGCGTTGCATCGGTCAGGAAACTATTGTCTTGCGGGGGCTGATCCAAGGCGAGCCGGACATAGGCGGCAATGGCCACGGTCCCGATGAAAGAGAAATTGTAGTTGCCGCCGCCTTCCACCTCACCTTGATCGATTGTGGCAGCGCCCTGGCTGATGACACAAAGGGAATCGGATGCTGGAAATACCAAGGCTCCGGGATTGGGCTTGATTGACAGAAAGCAAGTGTTCGGCAGATAGATGCCTTCGTTTACTAGGCTGTCCCGGACGGCTTCCATGATTGCGGAGATGTCGGTTTTGATGTTGGCCATAGATAGCAGTATCTAGGCCAGCTGTTCCTCATTATCCGGCTCAAATGCTATTTCACAGCGCGCAAATCCACTAGGATCAAGGTTATCCCGGGTTCGCCGTCCGCCATTCCTTGGAGTAGTCCGGATAGGTTTCACGCCATCGCTTGTTGTATTCTCTATTGTACTGCTTTCGCCTTTCGTCGTTTCTCATGCCCTAACATAGCGACAACAGAAAAAAACTTCTCCTCGAACAGAAAAGGCTCAGCATTGCTGAGCCTGATTCTGACCCATTGATTTAGGCTTGGGATTGCCTGCAACCTCGTTTCGCCGGCTACGCGCTAGTGATGTTTGGCCTATCCACTTGGGTTACTGGCTTTGTCTCCAGCCGCGACATCCGGCGTTTTTGTGTCACCCGGATTAGACAACCGAACTTTAGCATTAACGTTCTAAGCCTGTCAAGCTATTATCCACTGGAACTTGAGAAGCTACTAGAACTCCGACTGCTGCTAGAACTAGAATGGCTGCTGGATGAACTGCTGCTAGAACTAGAACTGCTGGAGCTAAAGGAACTACTGCTGAAACTGATGCTGGAGCTTGAGGAACTGCTACTGCTGCTCATGCTTGACGAACTACTGCTGGACATGGTAAAGCCACTGTCTGCAATCGTCGGGCTGAGCGCGGTTGGCAGCATCATGTCCAGGTTCTTCATCCCTAGCATCCGGTCAAACATGGTCTGATGCGTCTTGAAGTTGATCGCGCCGCCGTAGTTGTTCGCAAACTGGATGCTGAAATAGTCGTTGTCCAGGAAGTTGACGGACCCGCTAAAGACCGCGATGGCTGGCCCGCCCACATAGAACACGGACATGGCCCCGAGCGCAAGGTGATCGATATAGACAGACTTATTGACTTGCAGGGCAGTGCTGAGCCGGACCCGGAGCTTGACCACTGCCGGGATGTTGTGCGGCGTTCTGAAGACGCCTGACACTTTCTGCCAGCCGTAGGAAACCCCGGTCAAGTTCTTGCTGATCGTATTGGCATTGCCAGAATCATCGTTGATGACTGCGCCAGTGCTGTCAATTAGGTCAACAGCCAGGACGCCTTGATTCGGGAAACCATCGCAGCGGACCACGAAATTGACAGCGTATTGCGTGCTGTCCTCAAGCTCGCCTGCCGTTTCATCTCCGAACTCTTGCGTAAGGCTGGTCAGTTCTGTTCCGTTGCCTTTGATTTTCAGGCTACCCGTACCAGTGTAAAACGTGCTGGCATCGTGAAAGATCGTCGTTCCCGCCGTGCCGGTTACAATCGTCCAGTCATCCGGCGCGTTGCTGGTCCAGTCCTCGAAGTCCGAATTGGTGAGCAAGTTCCCCTTGGTGTTGTCCGATCTTGCGTCAATCGCGTTCAAGGTCAGGCTATTGCCGGAGCCTGCGGGGAAGTCAAAATTGAGCAACGAGGACGGGGCTTCCGCACCAGTTACCGAAAAGGTTTCCGCGAACTCCAAGGCAGACGAATCTATCCCATCCTGGATGACGATGGCCTGAACCCGTTCCGGAACGAGGTTTTCCTGATCCCTGCCGTCATAGCGCTTGGTATCAACCACGCACGTGCCGTTGCCAATGTTGATGGCTTGGGCGGCAACATTCACGGCGACGGTGCATTTCTGAACCGTCTGGCTGTACTGGATCATTTGCCGGATAAGTTCCTTTACCGCCGCTTCAATATCGAAACGAGACAGCTGCGGGGAATCGTCGTTGACGGTTTTCAGGATGGTGTTTTGGTAGGACTGTTGCAGGAAACCTAGGATGGTGCCGACTGCGTTTTGCTCGGCAGCTTGCTGGCCTTCAATGCCGTCAATGCTGGCAAAATCACTGCCCGAATACTGCGACAGGATAAAGTTTATCGCATTCGGCAGTGTACTGCGCTGAAAGCTATTGATGTCCGCATGAGCATTTCCGATAGCCGCTAGGCGACTGAACAGGGTACTAAAAGTTATAGCCATATCCAGTATATAGATGGCTTCACATCATTGCTAAAACTTGTTATAATGCGGTTTTACAGGTGATGGATGGCCAAGAGGATTTACCAACTAAATGAAAGCGCGTTTGATGTGCTGACGGATGAGGCGATTTATTGGCTAGGTTTCATGCTCGCCGATGGTTGCGTCTTGGATTATAAAAGGCTGCCCGGCATCTTCAAAGTGCAGGTGAATGCCGTTGACATCTGGCATTTGATAAAGTTTAGAACATTTCTCGGCAGCACACATCCCATTTATTGGCGAAAGAACACGGGCTTTGGAACGGCGCTTACCGCAACGCTGAGAATACGCTCCCGCAAACTGGCGTTGCGATTGGCTGAACTTGGGGTAACTCCCAGAAAAAGCAAGGTGGCGATACCATATCCCGGCTTCATTCATTCGCCTCATTACTGGCGCGGTGTTGTTGATGGCGACGGCTGGCTATGCCCTAGCATTCATAACAAGCCAGTAATTGGCCTTTGCGGTTCGCAATCAGTGGTTGGCGGTTTCCGCGACTATTCCATTAGCATAGCGACCAGCTGCACATCGGCAGTCTACCCGCATTCCAGCATCTTCAAATGGTACACATCCGGCATTCATGCGGTGCCGATCATCACTGAACTGTATCAAAGCGGGGGCATCTGCCTGGATCGGAAGTTATTCCGTGCGCAGGAATTGCTTGCGTGCTAGATAGATAAAGGAGCATAAACCCCGGAGGTATCCTATTTCAGTCCTGACATACAACGGCATCTCGCTTGATATGATTCACACGAAAGATTTTTCGCAGAAGCCTATCTACACTCCTGACGGGGTTGATTACTTGTATACCGAAATAACTATCGTGGTTCAGGCAGTTATAAACTCTAACCTGTTACCAGCCATCATGGGCGAGAATACCGTGAACATCATGAACCGGATACGATCCTGTTTACTTTGCGTCCGCAAGCAACTGATCTTTTCCATTGATGATAACGAACTGGTTCATAGTCCAGCGAATGGGGAATTGTGTGATTGGCATTTCGGTCCCAAGCCCAACTATTGCAACATCACGCAAATTACCGGCTCCGAAACCATGCTGATTGACTACTCGGTAACGACCAACGTCAAAGAATGCTGCAACGCTGGCACCGCCGGCGGCAATGTTCCTGCCAACGACGTCCAGAGCAATCAGCCTTACTTGTCTAACCGCTGGGCGGAAAGCGTCGCCATTGATGAAAGCTTCTATACGACGCGCACGAGGAGAGGAGTTCTCTACTTCAAGACAAACGGGACTGCCGGACCAGTGAGCGCGAACCCGGATGATTACCGCCATGTAATTTGCCCGCCGCTTATTAAGGGCTTTGTCCGTCAGCGCAGCACATACGCGATTGATGAAGGCAACTGGACCCTGGCTTATGAGTTCACGGACAAAGAGGAATACCACGTGCCGCCCGTGCCGGCAACGAAGTTTGAAATGGACCATCAGATTATCAGCAACATGGGTGCAATCCACTTCCAGGAGGTATCGATCAGGCTTTGGGGTGCCAAGACTACCAAGAAGAAAGATTTGATTATGTTGGCGGTCCAGATGCTGCAATCCCGCCTGAAAATATCCCGAACTGCCATCGTCAAAACGGCAACGATCAGCGACAAGAGCCATGAAAACTATGTGGACTTGCGAGCCAGGTTGATGGTTACAGCCAAGCAGAACAATACCTTTGGCTTCAATGCCCTGTTCAACAACGATTACCTCGATAAGTTGTTCGGCGAACCCGGCGACCAGCGCCCGCCTGACCCCGGAACACGGGGAACCGCAATGCTCAAGATCATCGGGCCAGCCATGAACGATGCTTGCTTGTGCGCGGGGAAGTCCATGAACTCGCCAGATGACGGAGTGAAGGGCAACGAGCTACCGCCCGGAGGTGCGATACCGCCGGCAGTCGTGTTCGCAGCAGACTTGCCGCCATTCGGAACCGTGGTTCCCTTGGATCAAGGCGAACTGGCGAACAAGATCATTACCGATTACAAGATCGACGTGAATTACATTACCTTTAATCACATTGCCCAAATGCCGGTTGCCGGGGGTTCCAAGGTAGCAGCCTTTGCCGTGGTGGCAAATCCGACCGTCAAGAAAGTGGTTGATTTCACGGTCGAGAGCATCGGGGAAAAGGCGCACATCCCCGATCCAGAGAACGGCAACCCGAACGAGGTGCTGGAGAATACGCAAATCATGCCGGCAGCTGCGGATGTTGGCCCGAATGGCGAGAACATCAACCGCCTGACCGGGCGCTATACTTACGCCGTGGTCGATCCGAGCAAGGTTGTTTACAGTGGAGGTTCTCTGCCTTATGTAACTACTGGCAAAGACGCTGCTACTTACAAGAAACAGCACTTTGAACAGGGCTTGATTTAGTATGTAGCATTTTGTTATACTTGGCCAATGAGTTACCGACCATATAAGTATTATGTAGAACAAGGGATTTGCCCCGTCTGTACAGTTAGGCAACCTGAACCCGGATCAAGGATTTGTGAAAGTTGCAAAGCGTATTCACGGGAACGAAAGGCATCCAAAAAGGAAAAGGGCATTTGCGTCGATTGCGATAATGTCGCTTTATCTGGGCGCGTAGTCTGCCAATTGTGTCTTGATAAGGAACGAGCCAGGGCTAAGAAGCGTTACGCACGGGCGGTTGCCGAGCATCGGTGTTACAAGTGCAAGTGTGAAATTGAAGCGGGTAAAGGGCAATGCGCCGATTGCAGCAATAGTCTTCGGGCAATTACACGGAACAGACATCGACAGGACTTCCAACTGATCCTAGATTATTATGGCAGGCGCTGCAATTGTTGCGGTGAGACGAACGAGCTGTTTCTAACTGTGGACCATATCAACCGGGATGGGGCGGAACATAGAAAGAAGATTGGCGACGTTTACCGATGGCTTCGCCAGCACAACTTCCCGGAAGGCTTTCAGATACTGTGCTACAACTGTAATTGCGGGCGCGAACGATGCAACGGGATTTGCCCGCATGAAATTGCCAGGAAGACACGGGATGAACTCGCATATCACTTTGCCATCTAACCCACGACAGGACGTTGCGGACGCCACAATTTGGCCTTGTCTTCGGTTTCGTTCAGCCAGCCGGCAAAGGTATTCATCGGTTCGGACTGCCGCCGTCTGGTTTCAATGCCAAGGAATTGCAGGATGTCTTGCAGGACGCCCAGGGCTGGAACTGCCCATTGTTCCAGGAACCATTTCTCCACGCCGGCTAGTTCTTCCGCAATGCTATTTTTTATATTGGCTAGATCGGCGTCTATATCGCTCCAGATGTCTTCGAGGGGTGCGCGAGCCTTCATCAAGTCTTCCGTGCTGCCGGAAGTGGCTTCGCCGGTTTTGATGTCCCGCATGAATTTCGCCGCATCTTGGTTCGCGAACAGATTGGCCATCGTTGCTGATGCTTCGGCGAAGCGTCTGTTCCCTTCCAGAACCTCCCGCCCGAAGTCCCGCAAGGCTGGTGCCGCTTCGGTCATCGCCTTTGCCCATTGATAGATGATTCCAACCGCTACAGCAGCCCCGGACGCCATGCCGCCAGCCAATGAACCGCCGCCCGCTGAACCGCTGCCGCCGCTGGAGAGCAACTTTTGCAGCCCGGCATTGCCCAGCGAATTTGCCGCTGAGCCAACCAGATTGCCGACGCCACGCCCGGACAAGCCCCGGATGTTGCCAACTATCTGGTTCGGCAAGTTCCGTGCGCCCTGGACCATGTTGGTAATCCGCTCGGCACGTTGGGCTTGCGTTTCCTTGACTGCCCTTTCCTTGTTTCGCTCGGCATTCAGGGCTTTCTCGGCTTTGGCTTGCTTCTGTGCGGATCGGTCGGCAGCAGCAGCGCGAGCATCCATTTTTTCCAGGATTTGTTTCAGGTCATCAAGCGTTGCTGCCATTTATTCTCCTTTTGCCCGAATGCCGCTGAACGCCATGCCGATACCACGGGCTATTTCTGCTGCTCGGTATTCCATCATTACTTTGCCGTTGAAGTAGAGTCCGCAGAGGGTTTCGTAATCGGACGTTTGCGGCATGGCTTGCGGGCAGGCGGCAACGATTTCGGCAAGACTACGGGCTTTTTTTTTAGAGCGGCGATGTATTCCAGGAAGTCGTTGACCAGCAGAAAGGCATCTGCCGTGCTGAGGTGCTGGGCTTCGGGAAAGGCTTGGCGGGCATTGTTGGCAATCCGGTCAATGGCTTCCAGCTGGGCGAGGTCTACCTTGTCTTCTACTGCCGTTAGTTGCACGGTTGCCAGTTTCCAATCGTCGAAAAAAGCGGATTCCTTCCAGGACCGCAAGGCGATATTCACCTTGATGGGATCAGCCTTGACGACCTTTTTGCCGTTATGGAATTCGTAGATATTGAGAACATTAGTTGGCTTGAACATATAAGTAATATAGCAATTAGCATACCAATTATGCTATACTACTATCTATGGCACGATACAAAGATTTGACAGGATTTCAGTTCGGCAGTTTGACAGTTTTAGAATATGCCGGCAATGAGGACAAGAACGGCATCAAGCGCGCCTTGTGGAAGGTTCGCTGCTCATGCGGGGTAGAAAAGACTTGCCGGGCGGGAGTTTTACTCGCGGGGGCAAAAACCTGCGGACTCGCAACACATTCAACCGGCATTGTGGAAGTGTTCGACGATCATGTAATTATGCATCTGACAAAAGGGCAGGTTGCCATTGTAGACCGCGATGCTTACGATTCAATGCCCGTACTTCGTCGCCAGTGGTATGCGTCCTATTCCGGCGCAGCATGGTACGCCACAAAAAACAAGAGGCTGATGCATCGGCTGATAATGAATGCGGAGCCGGGGCAGGAGGTTGACCACATTAGCCACGATACGCTTGACAACCGGCGAGCGAATCTGCGCATCTGCAACCATCAAGAAAACTGTAGCAATTTGTTGGCGCGAAAGAACAAGAAGACCTCAACTTACAAAGGGGTTTACTATGAACAGGACCGAGACAAATGGGTTACACGGGTTTATTGCAAAGGACACAAGCGCTTCTTTCAGAGATTTGACACGGAGATCGAAGCAGCCCTTGCCTACAACGAACAGGCAGCGAGGTTGTTTGGCGAGTATGCTTATCTGAATCCGATGCCCGCCTAAGAGCAAGACGACGTCCATAAGGCTGCCCCGCTGCTGATGCCAGACTGATAAACCGGCAAGGCTCGGAACTCAACACGTGGCGTACTCTTCCGGGTGCCGAACTTGTAAGTAACATTTTCCAGATAGCAATTCGCAAACTTGTAACAAGGATTGGTGCCAGCAACGCCAGTGCCGCTAGGGGTTGACCGGACAACCAGAGCAAACTTAAGGTTTTGAATATCGATCAAGGTGCCGACGCTACCCATTAGGCCAAGCCCGCCCGCGCCAAAGTCCATCGCGGTATTCAGAACTGATTGATCGAAATAGACTAGCTCGGCACTGATCCTTGCGGACATGCCCATATATTGAACTTGTGCCGGGGTTGCCCCGAAGTTGTCTGCCGGAACGTCTTCGGTGATATGTGTTACCGTAACTTCCACGCCGTCAGTAGTGATGCCAAGGGTGCTGCCGCCGACCAGCAAAACAGCCGATCCAAAAACGTTAAAACTCTGCGCCATAACCTTTATTTAGGGCAGCTGGCTTCAATTCTTGACTTAACAAATACGGGTTAGAAATGCTATACTAGGACATGAAAACTATTGAACTTACAAAGGGCATGGTCACGCAAGTTGACGATGATGATTTTGAGTACCTGATTCAATGGAAGTGGTGCTACAACGGCTATGCGTTCCGCGCCGCTGGCGGCAAGAAAGCCACCTACATGCACCGCGTTATTATGAACGCGACTTCAGAGATGCACGTCGACCATGTTGATCGTGATAAACTAAACAATCAGCGATCTAACTTGCGGCTGGCAACCCGGTCAGTAAACGCACAAAACCATGACAAAAAAAGAACCGACAGAACGTCTTCTTACAAAGGCGTCAGTTGCCGGGACGGTGCGTATTCCGCATGCATTACGAAGAATGGCAAAATCTTCCATATTGGGTCATACGACGATGAATTGGCGGCAGCCATCGCTTATGACAATGCTGCGCGGGAGTTGTTCGGTCCTGATGCCAAGACGAACTATCCGCCCGAATTGGCGTTCATACCAAGCAAGCGCCGTAAGCGGGTCTCGCAGTATCGCGGAGTGACGTTTCAACCCAAGCAGAGCCTGCGCCCGTGGGCGGCAATTCTTTGGTATGCCCCAAGGAAATGCAAGTTTCTTGGCGGCTTCAAAACAGAGTACGAGGCTGCTGTCGCATGGGACAAAGCAGCAAAAGACTATCCGGCAAAGAAACTGAACTTTGGTTAGGGAAACCGCTGCTCACGTCTCGTATTAAAATACCGGCTTGCCTGGAACGCAGCCAAGTTTAGATCAGCGTATTCAACCGCGCTCATGAAACCGCTGGTAGTGTTGTGGGCTTCCTGAACTCCAACCACGTTAAAGATGCGTTCCCCGAAGCGTAATTGCTGCAAGGTATTTTGAGCATCCGCCCATTGCGGGTAAGGGCTGGTATCAATGCCGCGCCGCTGAACCAACAGAATGAAAGCCAGGTTGCAAGTGAGCCGAACGAGAAAGGATTGGTCTGCCCCGGTCAGGCCAGTAAGATCGGCAGCGGTATATCTGCCGCCGACAAAGGCAGCGGAATTGACCAGCCCGGAAGCATCGTCCAAGGCGGTTTCAACGGCATCGTTCGTCAGGATGTCGGTTTCGTTGATGCGGACGCCGTTATCATAAAGCAAGTCGCCTATGATCCGGGCATCGTTGCGGGCTAGTAAGTCTGATGGTGTCGCATATGCCATATGTTATTTAGGCACTGCTCACCACTATTTCCCCGAAATCCATAACCGTATTGCTCGCACCAGTGGCGCAGGCAAAGGTAATGCGACACTTGCCAACGGCTACCGCCGTTAGCCGGGCTTGTACCTTTTTGCTGGCTCCGGTGATGCTCGCACTGGCTGCCGTGCAAACCAAGGCATTGCTTGACGTGGCTGTAGGACTGCCGGTCAGATTTTCACCGCTGGCCAGTCGCGGGGTAAAGTCCATCGTCTTGAGGATCGTTTCGCCCACGTACATGTTCTGTGCTTCGTTCATGTTAATAGTTATCCACAGCCTTTCGCTTTCCATTCGGGATTGCTGCCGGCAAGCCATTTAGTCCAGGCTCCCGCCTGCCATTCGGGGATCGGCTCGCCAGTCCATTCCTTGCCCGGCTTGGCCTTCCATTCGGGGATCGGCAGAGCAAGCCAGTCATCCGACAGTGCATTCCATTCGGTCCAGGCATCCGCCTGCCATTCCTTGACCTTCGGGCTGGTCAATTCGGTCCAGGCATCTGCCTGCCATTCCTTGACCTTCGGGCTGGTCCAAGGCACCAGAGGAGCGGCAACCCAATCCGCACAAGGCTTGGCCAAGGTCCAGGCGGATGAACTGCTACTGAAACTACTGCTGGAACTGGAACTGCTGGATGAACTGCTGCTGGAATAGCTGCTACTGGACGACGATGACGAACTGCTGCTTGAGAAACTGCTGCTGGAACTGGATGAAGAACTACTGCTGGAACTGGATGAACTTGAGGAACTTGAGCTACTAGACGAACTGCTGCTGGAACTACTGGAGCTTGAGCTACTAGACGAACTGGAACTGGATCGGCTTGACGACGATGAAGACGATGAACTACTGCTGGAACTTGAAGACGAACTACTGCTCGAACTTGAAGACGAACTAGATGAACTACTGCGCGACGAACTGCTTGACGAGGACGAACTGCTGCTGGAACTTGACGAGCTTGAAGAACTGCTAGAACTGCTGGACGAAGAACTGCTGCTGGATGAAGACAGCGAACTGCTGCTGGAACTAGAAGAGCTTGAGGAACTGCTGCTAGAACTAGAAGAGCTAGAACTACTGGACGAACTGGAACTGGATCGGCTGGATGAAGACGAAGAACTACTGCTTGAGAAACTGCTGCTGCTGCAACCGACGATGTTGTCTCCAGCCTGATACGAGCCTATCACCCATCCAGCTACTTGCGTTACTGCGTTGTTATTTGTTAAGCCATTGGACCCGATGTAGTCTTTGCCAAGGTTGCCCGCGTTGTCCATGTCCCATCCGGACACGACGCCCCACGCGCTCAACTGGCTCGCGGAGATGTCTTTGGCTGCCCGCCCGGTGCCGCCATTCCAAAGGCTGTCCCGGATACCAGTAATCAGGCTGGCAATTGCCGTGGACGGTTTCAGGAAGACAACGGCATCGATTTGCCCGGTCCAGAGCGCGGCAGGATCGTTGAACCCGCCGATGACCATTGCTTGGTTGTTCGTGGTTGTCGTGAAGCTCCGGGTAGCGGTAACGAACGCACTGCCGTCAACGCTGATGCCAATCTGGTTATTGGCCACATCCTGATAACCGATGGCGAAATGCCAGAGGCCATCAGCCATGCCGGCAACCGATCCCTGGACTTCCTGGAAACTGCCGGCGCTGTTGATACCGAACCGAGCGCGCTGGATGCTGGTCTTGTAGATGTACCAGTCGCCTGCGCCGGCTCCGAAAGTGGACTTCGCAACCAAGCCCCGGTCATTGGCGTTTGTCGTCTTGAACCAGCAAGCCACAGCGAAATCGACGTTGCCGGTCTGCAAAGTGGCATTGCTGGCGATGCTCAGATATTGCGTGTTCGCCACATTGAAGTTGCCCGCACCAGCAGCCAGGATGATGGCAGCGCAGGACTGAGACGACGAACTACTTGAACTGCTCTGGCTGCTACTGGATGACGAACTCCTACTGGAACTGGAAGAACTGGACCGGCTAGAACTGCTGGAACTTGAACTTGACGATGAACTGCTGCTGGAAGACGACGAACTGCTTGATGATGAACTGCTGCTGGAGCTTGAGGAACTACTGGAACTGCTCAGGCTTGACGACGAGGACGAACTACTGCTGGAACTTGAGGAAGAACTGCTTGATGAACTGCTGCTTGAGAAACTGCTGCTGGAACTTGATGACGAACTACTGCTAGAACTAGACGAGCTTGAACTACTGGATGAACTGCTGCTGGATCGGCTTGACGACGATGAAGACGATGAACTACTGCTGGAACTTGAGCTACTTGAGGAACTGCTTGAACTACTGGATGACGAACTGCTACTTGAGAAACTGCTACTGGACGATGACGACGAGCTAGAACTTGAGGAAGAACTGCTTGACGAACTGCTGCTGGAACTAGAGGAACTGCTTGAGCTGCTGCGCGATGAACTGGAACTTGAGGAAGAACTACTGCTGGAACTTGAACTACTTGAGCTTGAGGAACTGCTGGAACTGCTCAGGCTTGAACTGCTGGATGAAGACGAACTGCTACTGGAACTTGAACTACTTGAGGAACTTGATGAACTGCTGCTGGATCGGCTAGAGGACGAAGATGAAGAGGACGACGACGAGGATGAACTGCTACTGGAACTGCTTGAACTTGAGGAACTGCTGGAACTACTGCTAGAGAAACTGCTAGAACTTGAGGAAGAACTACTGCTTGATGACGAAGACGAACTACTACTGGAACTGCTGCTTGACGAAGACCGGCTAGAGCTACTGCTGGACGATGAACTACTACTGGAGGACGAACTGCTTGAGCTAGACGAGCTAGAACTTGACGAAGAACTGCTGCTTGAGAAACTGCTGGAACTACTGGATGAAGAACTGCTTGAAGAGCTACTGCTGCTTGACGATGAAGACGAACTGCTGCTGGATCGGCTAGAGGACGAGGACGAGGACGAACTGCTACTGGACGAAGACGAGCTTGAACTACTGGAAGAACTGCTGCTGCTAAGGCTACTGCTTGACGACGAAGACGAGCTTGAACTTGACGAACTACTGCTGGAACTTGAACTGCTGGAACTGGAAGACGAGCTACTGCTTGAGCGGCTAGACGACGAACTTGATGAAGAGCTACTGCTAGACGATGAACTGCTTGAGCTTGAGGAACTACTGGAACTGCTCAGGCTGCTGCTTGAACTGGACGAAGAACTTGACGATGAAGAGCTACTGCTGGAACTACTTGAAGAACTGCTGCTGCTCAGGCTTGAACTGCTTGACGAGGACGAACTGCTGCTGGAACTGCTCGAGCTTGAGGAACTGCTTGAACTGCTACTGGATCGGCTAGAGGACGATGACGAAGACGAACTACTGCTGGAACTAGAACTGCTAGAACTAGAACTACTTGAGCTTGAGGAACTGCTGGAACTGCTCAGGCTTGAACTACTGGACGATGACGAACTGCTGCTGGAACTTGAACTGCTTGAGCTACTTGACGAACTACTGCTGGACCGGCTTGAAGACGATGAACTGCTGCTGGAACTTGATGAAGACGAGCTGCTGCTCGAACTAGAACTGGATGAACTAGAAGATTGTCCGAAGGGCAGCCCGCAGAACGGCAACCCAGCAATTGCGTCAAATGAAAAGCCCACGTGCGTATGTAGTGGGCTTAGATGTCTTCCTCAAGCCAGCTGGCGACAAACTGCAATTGATTGGTTGTTACCGATCCAGACAGGACAAACGTGATGCTCTTGGCGGTTGAATCCAGCACATATAAATCTTCCTCTCCTAGCACAAGCGAATCGTTGGGCGCTAGTAGCATTTTGCTAATGATCCGTGTTCCGCCGCTGCTCACATACCGAACCTCAACCGTGGCGTTCACGGTATCGCCTTGATAAATATTAACCGCTTTCACCAGCCGTCTTTTGCCGCTGGCGGGGGCTGCTACTATCGTTACTGGCGTTGTGTTGTTGCTGGTCCCGTCATTGCTCGCTATTGAATATCCCGCCATCAAATCCTCATGAAGCTTCTCACTACTTGCTCTTGTGCTAGGTCTGCCGGGTAGGGAAGGAATACGTCCTTTGTCCCGGCACTGAAATTGACGATGCTGCCGCTATTGCTGCTGGCCAAGATGACCGCTCTGGTTAGCGTGGTTCCGGATGCAGTGTAGACGGCGATGCCAGTTTCCCATTCGCTCGCGGTCTGATGTGCGATGCAGTAATACGTCTTCTGCCCGTCGCCAACGACGCTAAATGAACGGTAGCCTTGCGCTGCCCCTAGCAGGGTTAGCGGGCTGGTTGTTCCAGAAACAACGCTGGTCTCGCGAACACGGTCATAAACATTAAGCACAAGGTATCTATGCGGGAATCCGGGCTTTCTAACTCCTATATACGGTATGCTAAACTTTGTCGGCTATGACTGGACAGTAACGGTAACGGTTGGCGAGCGGTCCTATACGGTTGGCAGCTGGCCTGATCGCTGGGAAGCGGAATTCTTTGATGTCAAGGCAACGGCGGTTGCCAAGGAACAGCCTGAGATTTTTGAGCAATGCGCATCCACAGACGAATTGCGAAGGTCGCTCAAGCGAGCCAAGATCGGGCGATTATCCGGAACAAAATGGGATGAGAAGATTGCCGCCGCTAAGGAGTGGATATGGACGGAAAAGGACCAGCCAACGGTGAGGCGGGAAAAGGACCAGCCAACGGTGAGGCGGGAAAAGAGAACAGCAAGAACCTTTGCCTACAACGGTGAAGCCCTGACCGTGCGCCAATGGGCGGAACGCTTCGGCTTGCCAAGAAAATTCATTCACTGCCGCTTGCAACTTGGCTGGACGGTTGGCGAAGCCCTGACCGTGCCGAAAGGGGGTCAGGGAGTGAAGCAGCGAAAGCAGCCCAAACCAGCGAAGCCCAAGCCGAGAAAGGCTCAGCCGGGAGCCTGGTTGCATGTCCCGCTGACCTACCGGGGCAAAACTCAGACGCTGCTTGAATGGGCCAAAAAAAAAGGCATCAAGGCGTTTGTCTTGCATGAACGGGTAAAGTGGGGCTGGCCCGTAAAAAAGATCATGACCACGCCCGTCGATCCCGCTTGGGTTATGCCGGCAGAAGAACCGAAACCATCACCCAAGGCAAGGCGGTTGACCCATCAAGGCGAGACCTTGGCCTTGAAGCAATGGGCGGAACGGATCGGCATCGGTTATCTGACGATCAAGGGACGGGTTGCACGGGGCTGGCCCGTGGAACGCATCCTGGAAGCCCCGTTGCGGACCCGCAAGACCATCACCCATCAAGGCAAAACCCTGACCATCCGCCAATGGGCGAAGGAAACCGGCATTGCTTACAACTTGCTGCGGGATCGGCAGTTGAAGGGCTGGCCCGTGGAACGGCTATTCCAGCCCAAGGAATGCGAAATGAAACTGACCTATCGGGGGATCAGCCAGACCGTCAAGGCATGGGCGGCAGATGTTGGCGTACCAGCGCAAATCCTCTGGCAACGGTTGCGGCGCGGATGGGACGTCGAAAGAACCCTGACCACGGCGATACCAGCGAAAGCACACTACGCTAGTGCATGAAAAGAATCTTTATGTTGATCCCTGATTACACGGCATGCGGCTACTATCGGGCCATCATGCCAGCAGTCCATTGCGCTGAGCAACTGAAGGCGGAAGGGATTGAGCTAGTCGCCAGCCCGAACCTCGATATCCGCGAGCAATACGATGCCTACATCCTGCATCGCTTCCCTACGGTCAAGTTCTGCGCCCATCTATCGGAACTGAAAAAGCGAGCCAAGATCGTTTGGGAACTGGACGATGACCTTTGGCAGTTGCCCGCCTGGAACCCGGCAAGTGGCGAGGTCACTGCCGTTGATTTGGAAAACCTGGATGCCGCCCTAGACCTTTCCGATTTCATTATCGTGTCAACGATGCCGCTCCTGAAAGTGGTTGGCGAGCAGCGCCCTTGCGTGGTCTGCCCGAACTTGATCGATTGCAACTGGTTCCCGCCGGATGTGCCGGACTGGGACCGCAAGCCCCGTGTCCTCTGGACCGGCAGCAAAAGCCACGTCATGGATGCCGGTTGCCCCTCGCTGGATACCGCCATAGCTGCCAATGCGGGCAGGATCAGGCTTTCCACGTTCGGCTGCTGGGCGAAATTCGCCTTGGCCCATGAACATATCGATCCCGTGCCGTTTACCGACTACTTCGCCAAGCTCGGGGAAATCCGCCCGCACATCGGCATCTGTCCGCTGTTCCATTGCCGCTTCAACCACTGCAAATCAAACCTGAAATATCTGGAACTGGCTGCCGGGGGAGCCTGCGTCATTGCGCAGGACATGGCTCCCTATGACTTGATTGACCACGGGGAAACGGGGCTGCTGGCTCAATACGATTGGGAATGGCAGTTGTCGTTCTTGCTGGACTGTCCGAAAGACGCTAGGGAAATAGCTGCTGCCGGGCAGGAATACGTGCGGCGGGAATGGTCTTGGCAATCGGGCAAGGGCAAGGACGTCTGGCTGGATACCTTCCGCATGATCGCGGCTTAAACGCAACAGGCACCGCCACAAGCGATGCCCTTAGTTATTTATAGAGAAACGGGTCAATCATTACGCACAGATGCTCTAGCATTAACTGTGCCACATTATGTATAATCTAACAATGGATAAATTACTACCTAAACAAGATATGCCTAACGATAGTCGTGTTATTGATGTTACCGGGCAGCAGTTCAACGACCTCCACGCTGATTACTATGTCGGACAAGTGGCTTTCGGCAAACGCTTGCTCCATTGCTGGCAATGCACATGCACGTGCGGAACGACATGCATCGCAGCTGGTTCGTACATGCGACAACAGCGAGTCAAGAATTGCGGCGGCAATGCTCACCCACACAATTCAACCGTGCATGGCTTTTGCCCTAGGGGCAAGGCCATCCCGGAATACTGGATTTGGATGGCAATGAAGAACCGCTGTAATAACCCGAAAGACAAGAATTACCATCGGTACGGCGGGCGAGGTATTACGGTTTGCGAACGCTGGCAGCAGTCCTTTCCGAACTTCCTTGCGGACATGGGGCATCGTCCCAATCCTTCCTTGACGCTGGATCGGCTGGACAATGACAAGGGTTACTGCCCTAAAAACTGTGCCTGGCGAACCCGAAAGGAACAACAACGCAACCTCCGAACCACGACGATGGTAGAATACGAAGGCAAGACGGTTGCTCTGAATGATCTAGCGGACGCGCACGGCATTCATGAAAGGACTGTCAAGGGGCGGCTAAAGATGGGTTTTGCCTTGGATGAAGCCTTGACTATGCCGGTTAGAACTGAACCCGAAAGGGATATCGCAACCGGGCAGTTTCTCCCATTCGCACCGTGAAAAAAAGCCAGCCGAAAGGGGCTGGCTCTATAAAGTTTACATCTGCACACAATCGGTTAGGAGCAGCCAGTGAGCAAGAAACCACTTGCGGGGGCTGTCAATTTTTCAACGCAGTTCTCAACTGCCCTACCCAGAATACGGCGGTTATCGACGTCGTCCTTCTGTTCCACGGTCATTTCTTCCATGCAGAACAGGGTAAAGGTTGAGAAGCTCGGACCCGCGCCGCTTGGCCCTTCGAGGTCGCCAGGACGGGACATAATCACCGCCTTATCGGCAGGCCACACATAAGCATCAGACCGCGATGCGCCGCGCTGGTTGCTCACCAGAACAGTATCGTCGACGATCAGTTCAAACCCGTAAAGGTACTTCGGCAAACCCCAATCGCCGATGTCATTCTGCCCCTTCACTACATCCATAGCGAAGGGCGAAGCCTTCAGGTAATCGGTAATTTCCGCGTTCGTTGAAATGGTGCTAGCCAATTCCGGACCAATGACCAGACGCAGATTGCGACCAGCCACGCCGTTGGTTGCCTTCACGATTGCTCGCTTGGCATACAACAGGCTTTTCTTAATGTATTGGTTAGTGGCAGATGATGCCGCCCAGGTGCCACCGGAGCCACTGGCCACGGTTGCGGTTGCGGTATTGGCTCCCCAGTTGCCGGCAGTCGTCAGGACCGTTGCCACGCGGTTGGACCGACTGGTCATCAACTTGCTGGCTTGAATGCCCGCATGGGATGCAACTACATCCCAGGTTGCTTGCTGTACGGCAAGCTGGCCTAGAGCGAACGGGTAAGCATAGCGGGTAGTGCTGTAGGTTTCCCAAGACAGTGACTCGGCATCGAGGCTGCCTTCCACTTCCGGCATCTTCTCGCCATCGGGCCAGATGTAATCTTGTTTGTTGCGGACCCTAGAAGGGGTTTCGGACAACAGAAGAGCGTAATAGCCGACTTGAGTTTCGACCTTGCGAATCTGAATGTAATTGTTGAGCGGGAAATCCTTCGCGTTTCGGCTGAACCCGACAACCAACGAGCCTGACGCTTGATGGTTGGGGATGTAAGTATTATTACCGCTGTAAATTGGTGAGTATGCCATTTTCCTCCGTTAGCCTTATTCTTATTTCTTACCTGTGTACACAACGACCCTACCATAGCTCTGGTAGGCGGTTGATTCTAGCGCTACTGCGCCAATGATGTTTGTAGATGATGCTGGGACTCCCGCGCCGTTCGCATCGCTTGTCAATTGATCGCCCCTAGTGAATCCACCGGAGCCGGCAAGCAGTTGGCATACTTCGCCAATACCAAAAATGTTGATGGGGTCGCCCGCGCCCGCAGCTACAGCAGATGCCCCAGAAATCTGAGGATCACGTGCGCTTGGGGTTGAGACGCCGATAATGAAATCAGTGGCTGCCGCCGCTTGAAGTGCTGTGTTGTCTGCCGCCGTGCTAGGCTTCACGAAAGTGCTTGGACTGATGTTGCCGCCCGCGACAAAGTTAATTGTTCCCATTTGCCTCCTTAGTTGCCCTTCATAACCGCATCCACTGCTTCACTGTAAGGGATGCCTTTGTTCGTACTCAATTTCACTGCCTTGTCGGCATCCGCTGCTGTGAACTCACGCGGTCCATAATCAGCAACCCGCACGGGGGTCAAATTCACATGGGTGATGTCCCGGCTGTATCGTGTCTTCATGCGCTTCAAATGGCGCTGGTATTGGTTTTCATCAAGGTCCGCCACTTCCTCAAGTTCGTCCTTCATGTCAAACATGATGCCGTCTTGTCGGCTCAGGTCGATCAAGTCCTTCTCGCGTTCCGCTCTGCGGAACTTGCGCTTGAGTTCATTGATTTCCTTGGCTTGCAGGTCGTGAGCTTTCTTGTACTGCTCGCGTTCCGATTTGAGCCGCTGCATTTTGGCAGGGAAATCCTTGTCGCCTTCCTTGTCGTCATCGTCCGCTTCAAACAAAGCGGGCTTGTCGTCTTCCTTGCCGGGCATCGGGACTTGTGCGTTTGGATCAGCAGCCATTTGCGCCGGTGCTGGTGCTGCCGGAGCTTGCTGCTGTGCCGCCATTTGCTGGCGAATGAATTGGAACTCTGGAAGGCCATCCAGCATTTCCATTAATTGTGAAACTAGATTCTCGTCCATATGCTTGTATAAAGTCTTCTCGCTGTGATTTTTTTTGGAGAAAAGCAAAGATAGATCGCGCTGCGGGGTAGTTGCGCCCAACAGGCTAACCGGGTCAATGGTCCCGTCCTTCCAAAGCTCGATTGAGCGGCGGGGATACTTGCGGACGGTTTCCCACTTGTCCTTGTGGAACTTGACACGTCCTAGAATGGCAGCGCGGGGTTTCCTGTTGCCGATCTTGCCTAGCGAGAAGTGTTCAACATAGCCCACGATTTCGGGCTGTGTGTTTTCGTCGGCATCATCGCGGGTATGGCCAATGCAGACCGGGGCATAGTCGCCCGTGTCCTCAATCCGGTCGTTGTTCACCTTGACCATTTTGGCCAAGGTCGCTTCGTCAAACTTGCCATGCTGATCGAAGAGCGGGACGTCGTCCGCAATTATGTAATCGCCTTCGGCGCGGTACTTCATGCCGATATGTATTCATCTCACTTGCGTTTCTTGAACGGCACTGGCTCCTCCTTGGGCTGGTTTCTTGCGATCTCGTCAAATGCCCGGCGGTAGGCTTCCAATCGGGAAATTGGTTTTGGAACTCCTGCTATCAGGAATTGGCCTAGCTGGTGCGCGTAATCGTCATCCTGTAGCAAGTGCGGATGCTGGGATCGGACCATTTGCGCCAGTTCGTCAAAGCCCCGAATGTTTTCCGGGGTTTCGTTTTTCATGTCCTTGCTGAGCAGACTGATGCCGCCGAACTTGCTCTTTTCCTTCACGATGTCCCTGGCTGTCTTGAGCATCGCTTGGACTTCTTCGACGTGCTTCCGATCCGTCTGCATGTGGTCATCAGCCAGTCCCTGCAAGTGAACCGGGTCAATGCCTTCCTCCTTGGCTTGCGCCTTCCAAATCTTGGGCATCTTCTGTGCAGCCTTGGTAATGCGGTCCGCGCCCCGCATCGGTTCGGATCGTGGCTCGTCATCCACATCATCGCCCGGCTGGCGTTCGGGTGCGTTGACCAGCATTAGCGCCGCTTTGCGGACTGCCCTTGGCTCCGGGGCTGGCTGCTTCGCCTCTGCAATGGCTGCATCGTAGGCTTCTCGTAGCGGTGGCGGGATTTTGTCTTCTTGCCCGCTATGGATTGCCGCAGTTATTTCGGCGAACATTTCTGCCGGATGGCTAACCCCGAAGCTGGATAGTTGATAGTCCTCCTCCTTCAATTTGCCGCTGTCCTTGGCTTCCCGAATGGCCTTTTGAAAATCAACATTCAGTTCGCTTTCGATATGGTGTCCCGCTTCATGCCCGGCGATTGCTTCCAGGGGATCGGCAGCCGTTTGATGGATGTAATCCGTAGGGGACTTCAACCCGTGTAGCTCTCTTTTCTTGTCAGCAATCTGGGATTGGAGTTTGCGCCGCTTTTCCCCCGTCGCTTTTTTGGACTCGGCTTCGAGGTTGGCAATGTCGGATTCAAACTGCGGAACTACCTTCGCATTGTGGTCTTGTCTGCGTTGCTGCTCTTCGGTAGTCGACGGCTTTGTGTCCAGCGCATTGCGGCTAATTGAAAAGTTGCCGCCACTATGCCCGCCAAGGTTCGCATAAAGCCCTTGCTGATCCGTCAGGTTGATGCTCTTGGGCTGCAACCCATGCAAAGCTAGAACCTTCTCGATATGCCCCTTTACCTTGTCCTCCAGTTCGGGGGCTGCCGGCTTGCCAAACCACGGAGTTCCTTTCAGTTCGCTTGGGGTTTTCCCGATGGTATGGGCTGGCCCTTTGACGATTTTGCCGTCTTCGATATCGACTGGGGTGCCGCCGTGCTTTTCGCCGTCTGCGCCTTCCTTGGAACCGATGGTGACCCAGGCGAAACGCCTGGGCTTGCCTTGGCGACGAAAGGGGCTTGCTGCTGCCACCTCCGGGGCAGATTGGCCATTGCCGGCATTCGGAACGCCTGGCGGGGCATTTGGAGCGATTGGCGGGGCATTCGGATCGGCTGCCGCTGTCGCTTCCGGCATCACATCCGGGAACAGCAGCTGGGCTTCCATTGGGTCAAAGCCGAACAGCAATTGGGCATTGGCAATAGCAGCTTCTCGCGGGACTTCGCCCGCATAGACGGCTTGCTGCAAACTGAGCAAAGCTTGGCTGCCGCCGACAGATGCCCGCAATTCGTTGGCTGATTTGCCGGCAATGTCCTGGCCCACGGGCTGCGCTTCATCCAGGCTGCCCATATCGGGACCGGGCGGGGCTTGGATGCCTGGCTGCATCGGCTGCTGGGGTTCGTCCGGCTCGGCAGCGATTTGCGCGGCTTGTTCGCCGGTTGAAGAGACGTGCAGAATCTTGCCATCGGCAGTCGGTTTGCCGAAACCGATGACTGCCCGCAACTCGTCCTCGTCCACGCTGCCGCCCATGTCGTAAAAGGTTTTCGCGGCTTGCAGCAGTTTGTCCGGTTGCGGCTGGTCCGGGTTGATAACAAACTTCGGACAGAACTTCGCATCCGGGAAGTTGTATTCCATTAGGACCGGAATCAGTTCGCGGGTGATGCATTCGCCGAGGTTCAAGCAGTCATACTTGATGATCTTGGCCAAGGTGTTCTGATGCAGGTCTGCCACCGCTGAGCCTAGCCCCGTGTTCTCGGCTTGCTGGCTCAAGGTCTGCCCCAAGATCAGCAAGTTAATTTGGCTGGCGAACAAGTCGCGCACGACCTTGATGAGCGCATCCACGTTGCCGGGATTGGCTTCAATGCGTTCCACGCCTGAATGTCGCCTTGCCCCTGGATCGGCAGGAACCGGCATTATGATGGTGTTGCTAAAGGCTTGGCTTTCGGCAGCCTTGCGCGCGGCATCTTCACTAGCGGGGTTGCCTTGTTCAAAGGTGAAGATGGTATAACCAGTGCCGATACGCTCCATGTATTCAACCAGCCATCCCAGCGCTTCGGTCATCAGGTAGTAAGGCCAATAGCAATAGTTGCGCAGCCCGACGCCTTTCAACTGCCCGGCAAACTCTGGCTCGAAGTAGTCCACGCCGAATAGGAAGCCTTGATTCAGGACTAAGCATTTTCGTTCCCACGGTGTCAGGATGTGCGCGGAAGCACGGTCAGAAATGACGGTTTCAAGGTTGCGGGCTTCCTCTCCCGCCTTGCCAATGTGAAGCCCGACGTCATCAGAATCCCACTTGAAAACCAGTGTATCGCCGTGAACCGAACTCCAGGATTTGACCATCAACCGCTTTTTGCCATTCCGGTAATCCCAGCAATAACGATTCAGGTTGGCGCTGCGCCCATACCAGTTGGCATCCAGCAAGTTCATCTTGTATTTCGTGAAGAACGGGATGGCTTCAATGATTCGCTGGACTTCCTTGCAGATAGCGACTTGCTCACGGTCCCGCGCGTTCTCCGGTTCCACCGAATGCGAGGAAAGGGCTGTGGACATGTAGCGAGCTAGCAACGGCTGCACAATGACGGGATTGCGCCGCATCGCTCTGGCGTTTGCCGGATCGTGCTTGAGCGCTTCGTCGAACTTGGTTAGGTAAAGTTTGCTGCCTTGGTTGTACTGGCCAACAAACTGCGAAACTGGCTGGACCGGATAACCGCCTGCGCCCGGCGCTACACTGTCGGGAATGTCCGGCGGACTAGACCATTTGCCATCGTGAAGGATTTGAATACCACTGGGGAGATTGCTGTACATGCCGGTATGTAGCAACCGGCAAGGTTAAATTTTATGCGGAGGTAGAGGTAGGGGCGGGGCGGGGGTGGAACCTCCTAGGACCATCTGCCCGGCGTGTTTTGCGGGCTAGGTTTCAGCCCGATGACCTTGACCTCCGGGATGCTGTTTTCGTTCCGGCGACGGACCACATAGGATTGTTGCGGTCTGTTGCCCTTGCCCGCGAATGTCATCCGCACATAGGGGATCAAGTCGCGGAAGTGGTTCCAGATGAATCTCCCTGGACTGTCGCTTTCCGCCATGCGGATGGCGAGTTCCATCGGGACTGGCTCGTATTGGTAATAGCGGTTGTCCTGGAACTCTACCTCTAGAATTTCCTCTGCCATCAGGTAGCGGATTTCCGCGACATTGCTTGAGGCCACGCGCAGCCAGGAGCCGTTCATTGCCCATTGTTCCGCTGAGCCTGGCTCTGGTTCTGGTCGGCTCTGGGGTTCTTGGGTGACGGGCTGGATGGGTTGCTGCGGTATGGGCTGTGCGGCAACTGGTTTCCTGCCAACTAAACGACCCAGCAAACCACGAATGGATGAGAAAAATGCCATGCCGTATTTAGCCTGGCTGCGCCAAAAACAGCCAGGGCGGGAACAGCCAAACATAGCCAGAAAGGTAAGCCACGACGAAATGATGCTCAGCGAACGTCAGGATCATGTAAACGCCGTTCGCGGGGCGCTTTGCGTGCAACGCCTGATCCGTGAACTCGCCAAGCTCGGAAATATCAATGTCCGCTGCTTCAAGTTCCTCGATCAAGCCCTTGTGCCAGTGCGCGTTGAGGTGCAGTATCCAGTCTTGCCGGTGACACTTGATACCGAACGCAGTTTCAAATTTGCCCATCTAGTACCTTTCAAAACATGTCTTCATGGTCGTCGTGTACCAAGCCAGGACGTCCCTTGGCTCTGCCGGTTTGGCTCGCTTCGGCTTGCTAGGCTTTCTGCCGCTCGGTTGAGGTGGTGCCAAGACTTGCTCAAGAGGCCAGCCCAAACGAAGTCGCTTGTTCACGCTTTGATAGGACAAGCCTAGCCGTTCCGCCCATTCAGCGATGGTCAAGGTCTCGCCCTTATGGGTCAAGGTTTTGCCGGTCTTTCGTTTTTCCATGCCCTAGCATAGTGTTCGGTCAGCCAACTCGACGCTTGGGACGCCGAACGTTTACTACCGGATTCCACGGTTGTACAGCATGGAATTCCGATGCCAGGATGTAACGCAAGGCATCAACGCAATGGTTATCCTTGTCCACGGGCTTATCAAGGAACTCATGCCATTGGTACGTCCGGAGTTCCCGAATCAGATTGGTGCAGTCCCTGGAAATGTAAAGCTTAGGCTTGCCGTCTGCCGCGAGCTTGAGATGCTGCTGGACTACATTGATGCCCGCCTTGATATCCTTCTTGGCTGGCGTGTTCGGCAAGCCCCGGATGCGGAACTCTGCACGCTCCTGCAAACCGCCGTAGTCCGCATAGGTCATCCAGTTGTCGTTCCAGCTCTTCGCCTTGATCGCTTCGACGTGTTCCTCAATTGTCGCTTCCCTACGGAAGTATTCATCGTAAACATAGTAGCGCCCTTCCCGGTCACGCGCTGCGAAAATGCAGACGGTCGGATGGTTGTAACCGAAGTCCAGCCCGCGAAAGTGGGGCCAGTCATCCGGAATGTGCCTTGGCTGGATAACATGAATTGCCGGGTTGAAGGACTTGTAAACCGATCCGTAGTAGCTGCTAAACGCGCCGATCCTTCTCGCTTCCCGTTCTTCCTCAAGGCAGTTGTCCAGAATGCGACGGATGGCACCGGGGGCAACCTTGTCATTGCATTCCCCATTCATCCGGTAAAACTTCCAGTCCGTGTAGCGCTCTTGGTTTTCGTAAATCTGTTCTATGTACGGATCGGGCCTAAGTGGCGTAAGGCTGTAAATCTGGCTGCCGGGGTAATGGTAATCACGGCACCGCGCCCAAATGGACCCAAGCCGATCCGGGCTGATTTGTTCGTCAATCCAGAAACCGCCGATGGACGATGCTTCAAACTTCTCTTGCTCGCTTTCGCCAGACTTCATTTCAATAACCCAGTTGTTACCGTGCGCATCGTTTTTCAGGATGACGGTAAGGGGTTGCTGCTGTCGCTGGCTGTACCACGTGTAACCGGCTATTGCGCTTCGCGGAATGAACCGGGACATGTGGGTTTGCCAACACGTGCCAATCGATTTATCGAAGGTTGGGCCAATGATCCAGATTGGACACATCGGGCGAGGTGGCGGGGTTTCCAGGATGTGCGTTGCCATCTTTGCGGCAGCCACGATGGATTTACCGCTGTTGTGATGCCATACCCCGCTCAGTTCGTAATTGTGGTTCTTGGCAACGGTTAGATCATAGAACCGATCTTTTTTCACATAGCGAACTTTGGTAATATGGGGGCATGAAGCAAAAGTATCCTTGGCCACTAGAGGCAATGAAAGACCTCTACACGTCTGGCCTTGAAGTTGTGCATCACATTGACAATAACCCTGGCAACAATGCCATTGAAAACCTCGCCCTGTTTGCGAGCAATGCCGATCATCTGCGGGAAACCCTGGCTGGTAAATGCCCGAACTGGAGCGCAGCGGGCAAGGCTCGGATAGGACGTGCTTTAGAGGCAGCCACTGACCGGCGGCGCACAAAACCCGATGCGCCAAAGTCGCCACGAACTGGCAACCATTGGACAGCGTAAACTCGTATAGGTCGGCAATGCCCTTCACGAATGGCTTTGACGCCAGTGCAATCTCCCGCTGCCCCGTCTGCTCATTCAACGAATGGACGTGGAACGGTCCTGCAATTTGGTCCAGCCTGCAATACTCTTCCGCTATCGGATCATAAAGTTCCGTCCAGCCCGCAAGACAGCCCGTTCCACCTAAGCAACAAGCGATGCCGTTGAACTTCTCGGTTAGAAAACTGGTCTGCTGGTCATAAAGTTCCGGCTGGTCAGGACGAGGCTCGAAGTTCCGCAACGGTAGATTGAGCGCATCGTGAAGCAAGGCAATTAGCTTCTTGTCCTTGCTCTTCAGGATCGTTTCAATTTCGTCGTCAGTGAACTGCATTACCTATCTAGCGGTTCACATCGCTTTCCTCTGCTTGCCTTCCAGGATCGTCAGCCCGGCAGCCTTGCGGATTTCGTCAACCTTCTGCCTGAGTGATTCGGACGGCATCAGGGTATCGGACTGCTCGCCAGCCTTGTTCGGGCGGTACGCTTCGTCATGCGTTTGCAGATAGAACTTGATGAGTTCCGTATTGGGCGGTAAGTGTTTGATTTCCTTCTTGATCGGCAACCAGATTTGCTTGCCAACCGTGTCCTTGACGAGCTTGCCTTCGTGGTCCCGCTTCGCCTCCCAATAAGTTTTAACTTCCTTGACCTCGCCCAGCATGTACCGATAGAGATGGCTTTCCACTTGGGCCTTGCGGCTGTCCTTCACTAACTTCCACTGAATGGCGAAATCAGAATAGACTTGCCGAGTGTAGGTAATGGAGATGCTGCTAACCTTCATTAGTCGGGCCATGTCAGTCTGAGAAACGCCCTTGGCATGTAGGCGCATGGCTCGCGCTTGCTGGGCATGGGTGAGCGGGCAGGCGCAGGCTTTGGCCATCTTTTCGGCAAGCTCCTGGCTGATCCAGGGAAAACGCCGCATCAGGCTGTCAGGCTTCGTAAATTGTGGGTGTCGGCTTGGCATGCTGGTATTTAGCGGATGCCACGTTAAAAAAAGGAACGGGGCAGTTCAAACCCCGTTCCCGCCTCATCTTCTAGTTCTTTCCACGAACTGCTTGTATCTATTCGGCTCGCAACAGAATTGCCCGGACTTGCACGTGTTTCCAGATTTTGCCTTGCCGGGTCGTATAGCCTTCCGCGTTCAGCCGGTCAGCGATGGCTTGCAGGGTTTCGCCAGCCTGACGCATCTCCTGGATCATGGGCAGGACATGGGCATAGGCTTGGGCGGTTTGCTGCTGAATGGCCATCCGGCTGGCCCGGTTGCCCTTCCTGCGGGCGGCATCGGTCAAGTTCCGGCATTTGGGCAGTTGTGCGCCCAGCAAGCCCCCGCGAGCCTTGTAGGCTGCCAGGGCTGCTTTCGTCCTTGTGCTGATGTCCTTGGCTTCCTTCTCGGCAACGGCAGCCAGGATATGCAGGGTGAACCGATCCGCGTTCGGCATGTCGGCGAAAACGATCTCGACGTCGCTTTCCAGCAGCTGGCTCAGGAAAGCGACATTGCGGGACAGCCGATCCAGTTTGGCCACAATCAGGGTTGCGCCACGGGCTTTGCAGGTTTGCAGGGCTGCCGCCAGTTGCGGGCGCGATGACAACTTGCCGGATTCCGCTTCAGTGAACGCGGGCAGGACCGGGCGGGTTGCCAGCTGGGCGAACCGCTCGACCGTCGCTTGCTGGGCTTCCAGGCCAAGCCCGGAGCGCTCTTGCTTGGTTGTGCTTACGCGGTAGTACGGGATCAGGGCTTTCATGGCTGGTCCTTTCACTTGCGGTTGATGCTGGTTGCCGGAACGCTGATCGGGAAAAGTTCTTCGTCGGGACGGACCACGATGGACTTGCCAGCCTGACGAATGACCACGGCGGAATGAAAGAGCAGCCCGCGATGGAACGCAGTGATGTTGCCAGGGATGGCCACAATCTGACCGGGCTTCACGGGCTTGACCTTGGCTTGCTTGACCTTGTTCATGGTAGGCTCCTAATTAGAATTGTGACACTAGGACAAATGTAAGCTCGCTTGATCGGTTAAGCAAGCTCGCATCAGTGAACGTTGATGCGTTTTTCTAAAGTATTTTCCTAGATGAATGGTGCTGCATTTGGTGAACGAATCGAAAATTGAGAGTTGTTATGTCCGGGCGCACCGCTCACTCAGCCAGGGCATGGGGGGTAGGGGGCTTGATTTTGACATGAGATGAACCGACTACCAAGCCAGGACCACTAACGATGCTGGCCTGATGCTGCTCTAATGTAAAGCATTGTGTGCTAAGGGTTTGCGCTGGCGATGTAAGGCTGCTTGATCGTCCGACCAAGTTTAGCTTTAGCTAATAAGTGGTTCTGATGGTATGTATAGCTTGTCCTAGATTGGGGTGGAAAAGTGAATGGCTGCACTATCATAAGGGTATGATAAACCTCAACCCCGAAGCCCTAGCCCTAAAGGATAAACTGGTCCAAGCCAGTCTGAAACTCAAGTGTAACGATCCTCGCTCGCGGGTAACGGCAGAAGAACTAGACCAGTATTTCAAGGACTTGTCTGAACGAGACGTGTCGTGGCAGGAAATGGATGACTTGCGACACTTCGCCGATCCCCGAACCAAATGGGTTATCCATCAGGCTTGGCACCATTCAATCCGGAAACGACTGGACGAATCCAATCCCTAGCGAACCAAGGTGTATCGATTCGCTCCCATTGCTGAGCATCGCTCAAGCGAGCCTCTGCCTGCCTTATGCAATGCCATGCCCCGCAATATGGCACAATCCTCGTCTCCCGTTCCAGGAAGTTGCGGGCTATGCTGTCGCAATAGTTGCACTGCGTTCCGGTCCTGCGCATGTAATGAATCTGGTTGGCCAGCGAGAGTTCAGGGTTGCGTTTCATGGACCTCCCAAACTGGCAAACAATTGCGCTGGTAGGGTATCGACGGATCATAGTCATCGGCTAGTGTTCGCTCAACTCGGAAATAGCGTGATTGTGGTTCATCCATTGCTGCTCTCCATACATGTGCATTCCTTGGCATCTTGCAGGCTCTGAAACACTTCCCGATGTTCTAACTTGCCGCCGCTCAGCCGCAACAGGCACCACATGCCATGATCTTTTTTCAGACACCACAAGCCATCCTCAGACCAGTATTCGCCTTGCTCTTCTGTCCAGTTCACTTGCTCTCCTACTAAAGCAGCCTGACGCCTTTGCCCTTGGCTTCCAGCGCGGAAATTCTCTTGTTTAGCTGCGTCAATTCAATGTCGACGAAGTCGTTGGCGTCTTTCAGACCGTCGCACAAGTCCTTTAGACAGTGGGACAATCCCTTTACTTGCTGGGCGAGCCTGATGACTGCGTCCAAGTGTTGTGATGTGTTTTCCATACCTTAATATAGCTGGCTCACTGGCTTTTTTTGTGGTACTGCGCTGGGGAAAAGACTCTTTCCCAGGACCAACCTTTGCTGATCCGCCATCTGATCGTGCCACAACTAACGCCAATCGTCCTAGCCCATGCCGCCAAGGTCATGGTCTGTCCGTCATAGGTCAGGTAATTGGGTTTCTTGCGGGGTGCCAGCAGCCGTTCCGGCGGGGTGCCGCGATAGTGGCGGGAGTATAGCCGATTGGGGCTGATGCCCAGTTCCTTCGCCCATTCGGTGATGCCCTTGGTTTCGCCGTTGATGGTCAGCCGCAGTTGCTCGCGGGCCTCGCACAATGTCCTAGCCATCGCACGGTTGTAGCGCTGGAGCATGCGTTCCGGGGTCATCCGGCACTGGCTGGCCCATTCGCTCAGTAGCTTAGTTTCGCCTTGCCAGGTGATGTTGAAGTCGGGTGATGGTTCGGGCTGCGCTTGTGGCTTTGGTGGCGCTTGGGGCTTGGCTATGGTAGTGGTAGCCTGGCATTCGTTTAGCTCGGCTTCCCACCGATCAGGCCATCTGCCGATACATCGCTCTTCGATCCAGACCTCCCACTTGCCTTTGACGAAAACGATCATGCCTTACAATAGTTGCCAGGAAGTTAAACTTTAGAAAGGCAGTTCAAAACACCACTGACCATCCTTCTTTTGCTCAATTCGTTTGGCGATTGCCGGCGGTAGCCTGGACTTCTCGTTATTGGTCAGGGCGCGAAATGACACGGTTTCGTAGCGGTGTCCGGAAAGCGTCTTGGTTTGCACCTCGCAAGGAATGTTCAGGGGGATTAGCCCGCCCGATAGGGCTTCCAGCGAATTAGGGGACGATGTAGGGGACGATCCCTTAAATAGATCGTCCCCGTTTTTGACCAATAAAGACGGGCTTAGGGACGATGGGGGACGATGGGGACGATCTTTTTGCATACTGTGTGTGTCTCCTAGTGTGTCTCCGTTTCTTTCATCTCTCGAAACACTAGTATGTAAAAGATCGTCCCTATCGTCCCCATCGTCCCTTGAGCAGTGTTTATGCGGGTCTGCGCTAGGGACGATCTTTTCGAGAGATCGTCCCCATCGTCCCCCCTCATCGTCCCCATCGTCTGCCGAACAGGCTTCCCGCCGATCCTGGACGGTAATAGCGCGTTTGCCGCCGGACTTGCACTTATCAACCAAGACGCCGATGGCCCGCAAGTCGGGCTTGGCCCGACGCAGTTCGCTGGAGAGAACGTTGGTATGTTTCGGATACCGGGGCTGCCGTAGCTCAAGATCGGTGGCATGGCTGGCCAGCGTTTCCGCCAAGTCGGTTGCGGTGCCTTTCCAATCTTTAACCTGGGAATGATCCAGCCAGCGAATCAGGACCGTGGCAACTACACTGGCTTCCAGCGCCATGCGCCGCAATTCTTGCCGATGCTCATGGTAGGCTGGCACGAACTGCCCGGCGAAAGCGGTCCCAAGCTCGCAAGCATGAATCCAGTTTTCAGCCTGCGCCATTCGGGATTTACGAGCCAGGTTACAGCTGTTCTCGTTCTGCAACCCGGAAACCAGCGCATCAAGAATGCCGCCCAGGATGGCAGGTTGCGCCCGTTCAAATTCCGGGATGAACTCGGTTTCCGCCTTGCGTTCTTCTTCGGTCAGTTCGGGGCAGACAATCTTGATTAGCCGGTCGAGGAGGTCAGACGATTCGGCGAAGTCCGGGATGCCATTCAGGATGACCGGGCGGCATTCTCCGTAAATCTTTTCCTCGTCCTGCTGGTAAAAGCCCCGTGTCGCATAGCCGCTGCCGGTGACCAAGGAAGCAATGGCATCGGACAGCCATTGCGGCAGCGAAGACACGTTATCAAAAGCCAGGAGGTAGTTGTTCTGGGCAGCTGTGGCCATGTCGCCTAGATCGCGGTGCAAGCCCCGGAGTTCGGCTTTGGCGACAGGATCGACCAACCGCCGGACCAAACGGCACAAGGTACTTTTGGCGCTCCCCGTTTCGCCGCCGACCATCAACCCGAAGTATGGACCCTGCCCCGAATAGCACGACAACAAGAACCCACGCAGCAAAATCCAATCCGAATCGGTCAGGTTGACAAATTTGCGCATCTGGTTCAAATCGCCACTGACCGGCAAAGGCAATGCTGCCGCATTCTGCGTCCGGAAGAACTTGACCGGGCAATCCTTGACCACGGACCAGCCCGTTTTCATCACCTTGGCAATTTCGCCGCCCGGTTGGTTCAGGTCGATCCAGATGACGTCCTCGCACCGGGCGATGCGTCTATAAACTTTAGAAACCGGGGCATCCAGTGCCAGGGCGGTAAAGGTATCAATTACCTCGTCCAGAACGGTGCGCCCAATCACGGCAGCCAGGTCGTAGACTTTGCGGGAAACCCATTGCCGAAAGGCAGTGGAAGCAATCAGGCAATCGACCTTCCTGCCCTTTACCTGAATCGTGCAGCAAGGCAAGTCATCGGGGGTCTGCCAAAGTTCCACCTCAGCCCGCAGTTTCTCGACCAGCATCACGGACTGCTTGACCTTTTTGCCTTTGCCCTCGCTGCCTTCCACGGCATTGGCTGCCGGCTCGTACTTGGCCCGGAAGTCCTGCCAGCCGATCTTTGCACATCGGTTATGCGAACAGCTATAACCCTTGGTGCCATCGGTCCAGACCATGACAGTAGCAGCCTTGTCCGCTTCCCCGCAGAAAGGGCATTTCTCCAGCAGCCAGCGCTTGGCATATTTGCCACTCGCGGGCTTCTCAAAATCAACGTGTATTTCGTGCTTCGCAAGAAAGGCTTCTACCCATGCAACGCTTGCGGAACTGTCCCCCGTGGGCGCTGGTCCTGGCTGGCCCGATCCTGATTCCTTCACCGCCTTGGGCTGCTCTGGACTACCCGCCAAGGCTTCCAGCAGTTCGCGCGGGACCACTTCCAGGGCTGCCGGAGCTTCCAGGATTGCCGACAACCGATGCGGTCTGTCCGGCAAGTCATCGCCCTTCCGTACCGCCGTGCCATATAGTTTGTTGATCCTGGACGGGTTGAAGACGGTGCAGTCGACGGCAATGTCGCCATCGCCGAACCGGGCATGCAGGGCTTTCAAGCAGCGCTCAATCAGGCTGATGTTTTCTGCCGTTCGCTCCAGCTGGACCGCGTAAAACAGATGCCCGCCGTTGCCGGAATCAGCCAGGATCGGCACGGGCCAACCTAGGCCATCCAGCCAGTCGCGGATTTGGCAGGCTTTGCGAATGGCGGCATCATGTTCTTCGTTCGTGGATGAAATCCCGGCAGGGCGTTGCCAGTCGCAATCAACCAGCATCCGCAGTATAAACTTTATCTCCGCGTCCGACGTGGTATGAACAGCCCGGAACTCTAGCCGGTTGTAGGCTCTGGCCCGAACCGCACCAATGCACGGATTCAAGGTCAGGTAAACTGCCGGCGCGCTGTACTGCTCGGCAACCATTTCCGCAGCTTTGGCGAGCTTATCAAGATCGTCATAATAGCCGCTGATGGTGCCATTCTTACCGCATTTCGGAGCGCGGAGTTCATAGACTTCGCCCGGCAGGCACCAATAGGCTAACACATCACGAATAGAAAATTGGGGTTGCGTTTTTGTAGAATTGTCGCTATTATTCATATATAGTAATACTCCTTGTTGGTGTGCGTAATACTCCTTGGTCTTACAACACTCCTTGGGTTTTCTGGTTTCTTTGTTTGTTTTCAATTTCACCAGCCCGCAAGTAACATCCTTGCGGGCTGCTTTTCTAAATCTTATCTAGCTCCACAAACGAATAATCTGCTGGTATTCATTCTCGGTCATTCGCCGGAAGTAATCGCGTTCGCCAACCGCTCCCGGCAAGTAGTCCCAGTAGGTCGTTTCCAGGGACCGGCGGATTTGTTTTTGCACGGTCGCCAGCTGTTGCGAGTAGGTCATATCCAGTAAATCAGCCGCCACAAAATACAACCGCCGTAAGAACACTCTGGGTATTTTCGGGTACAGACGCAAGGCGATGTCCTCCGCTCGCTGCATTCCATCTCGCTGTTCTTGGCGCTCAGTTTCCTGCCGCAACACCTCAGCCCGATGTTTATCGATCAGCCATTTCGGGGCATAATAGCCAACGAGGGTTGAATGCTCACCATCTTTCTGCTTCAAGCAATAGAACGGTTTGCGTTCAAGGAGCAGCTGCTTTTTGATTCGCCCGGTCAGGCTGGAAATGCCCGGCTCAAACATCTCATAGTCAGCTGGCAAGGTCAGGGTTTCGCCCGTCTCCTTGCACCAGTAGGAACCATCCGACCTCGCCCAAATGTTGAATACGCTCATTATTTCTTAGCCTCAAATTCAGTAACTAAATCCCGATCCTGCACAGCTGTCATTCTTTTCTTCAGCGCCTGCAACTCCGACAGCAAATACCGCCGATGCCCGCCTCTGGTGATGCAAGACGGCATCACCACGCCGCGCTTGTGTAGCGCTTTGAGAATCCAATTTGTGATGCCCAGGTATGCAGCTGCTTGACTGGTTGAATAAATGATCATTATTTTTTTACCTCTGCGGAAAATTGTAGCATTTCACTATTGTATTAGTATAGTCCAATTTATTATACTTCGTATGTAAGTGATTTAGTAAATGTAATTGCAATGAGCGGCAAGGTTGTTGGCTCGGTGCTGACGACCTTCGCCGCTTTTTTTTATGTGATTAAGGTTACAACAATGGAAAAGAAATACTGAACTTCAACTGGAGATGAGCATGAAAGAAGATATTCCCATTTGGCACAAAAGCCTAGCAGACCGTCAGCCCATGAAACTGGATGTATCGGAAGACGGCAAGACCATTGCCGTGCAGGACAGCCAGGGCAAGCCCATTAGCGTAGCGGTCCCGCTGGGCGCAAGATTAGACATTAGCGTGATTGGCAGCGGCTTGGTTTACCGACATCGCCGCACAGCGCAAGGCAACAGCATTTTTGCAGGAGAAGAGGCATGACCATTGACGTCGGCAACCAAAAGGTGATATCGAGGGCAAAAGCCCTGTCAGTGAATATCGGCAGAAGTAGAAGTATAAACTTTAACACGCTGACCAGTCCCGCCCGGCTGGTTGGCAATGGAGGCAACAATGATTAAATATCGGCTCGCTTGGGGCTTCCACGGCGAGCAATTAGAAGCGGTTAAGGTTCGCGAAAGCCCCAGGCGCTACTATGTGGAGTACGAGCTAGACCTTCGCCGCTATGAATGGCATTGGGCTGGCGGCAGTATCGGCGGCATGAGCAGCAAAAAGAACTAGACGGGCTGGCCTTGATGATGCACGAAATATCAAAAGGTTCATGGCCACGATTGCTCATGGCGTACAATAACGTGAAACGCCAATGCGAGATACACGACATACCTTTTGAACAAGTCAAGCGAACGAAGTCCTGGGACATCGTAAACGATGCGTTGCAAACCTACGACATCAGTTTCTATCGGCTGCGAAAACAGGCGGCAGCCCGCCGCCTTGGCCCCGCAGACCGCCGGGCATGGCCTAGGCTGGAATTATTGCCCGGCATCAATCGCCCGAACAGCAAGTTAAATTTTAACCGGAGACGAACATGAGCGAACTATTGAATTACCCTGGCTTCTCAATCGAGAAGCATGACGACGGCAGTGCAACCTTGAGTCACGTTGACGCCGGTTTGAATGGCGCAGTCCATTACCGCGTAGGCGCAGCCCTTGAGTATGTGATGCTCGGGCGCAGGCCAGCCAAGGGAACCGAAAGGAAATTTCACAAGCTGCTGATGAAGGCAGACGCCGCCTTGAAAGAAATGTACCACGCTGCGGGGGTGGAACTGAAAAAGGAGAAGCAATGACAAAATTCCAACAAGCAAAAATGAAGACAAACTACACTGCAAAGTTGCCCGTTCATGAGCAGATGCAGCTGAACGACCTCGCCCGCTTGTGGCTAAACTTGCGGCAACACAAGCATCCGAAACTACTGATGGCTCGCAACAATGTTGTCCGCTATCTGGAAAAGCACTACTGGTTGACCTTCGAGGAAATGGGCGAGGTCAACCGAACCCGATCCTGGAAGCTCATCCGGGAAGTGATGGATGAATACGACGTGCCGTATTACCGGCTCAGTCGGCAACTGGCATTCATTTTCGGGGATACAGGGGTGATGGTATGACCCAATCTTTCAAAGTCGGCTACGCCCACGGCGCGGCAGTAGGGTTTGCCGCATGTGGCTTCTACAAGGGCTATATCGCTGGTGCAATGCTGGTCCTGTCCATCGTGGCGGGACCGTGGCACCAGCCTGACCGCGTACCGAGTCTGAATCTAAATCTTAACAAGGAGCAAAGTGAAACAAGAAATAGTTCTAAATCTTAACAGTTACATCGCCAGCCCGATGACCCCAGCGCGGGGCAGGCTGATCGACATCCAGAAGCAATCGGGCATGAGTAGATGCCGATCCGTGGACAAGAAAAACGCCGCGCTCATGAAATATCTTGAGCAAGCAGGCCTAAGCCCGGACGAATATAAGCAGCTGGAGAAGGACGCAAATTGCCCGTGGTATCGGGACTGCGGCGGGTATATTGTACTCCCGCAGCAACACTTCCTGGCAGCCCTAGTGCAGTCGTGCTATACCGCCCCAGCTGGTGCCAGACTAGACCGCGACAACCTCCGCTCGCTACTGAAAGTCACGGACTTCCAGACCGACCGGCGGGATGCGGATGGTAAATTTGAGCGGTTCATCCCGGTCAAGGATGGCAGCGGAAAGTCCCTTTCCAACCAGCGCCAGTTTCGGAGCGATGAATTTATTGCCAATTCGGTAGCCATCGGCACGCTGGAATATGATGAAGGCGACATCAAGCCGAAATCGTTGGAGCAGCTGATTACCTACGCCGGCAAGTACATCGGGACCGGCAGTTGCAGGAAGATGGGTTACGGGCGCTTTGAAGTCCTGAAGATTGATCCAAAGCCAAAATAACGGCAGAGGCAACGCCAACGGCTTCGGCTAGGGCATCGGCAATGACGACGTTACTTTTTTCATAGCCCCGTCATCGGCTGAGACAACGACGATGACAACGGCATCGGCAACGCAATGACGACGATACTTTTATCTCTGTCGCAGGCGCTCACTACGCCATCGGCAACGTCCAGGGCGCAGGCTCTGCCGACGACAACGACGATGTTTCTTTTTCGCCCGCTTACTTGCCGCCGGCTTCGGCTACGACATCGCTAAGCCAAAGGCAACGACTCTGACGATGATTCTTTTTTCGTCGGCAACGCCAACGGCAATGCCAACGGCGAAGGCTGAGGCTGAGCCAACGGCTGAGACCATGACAACGGTTCTTTTTCCAAAGGCAAAGCCATCGGCAACCTCGTCGGCATCGGCGAAGACATCGCCACCGACAATCACAACGACAAACGAAAACAGGGCAAGGTTAATATTTAACCTTGCCCTGTTTTGCTTGGAACCGCCCTATATTGATGTATGGATACAATCATGCCTTTTGGCAAATACAAGGGGATGCCGGTCAGCGAACTGCCCCTGGACTATCTCCGCTGGCTCAGCGAAAATTGCGAACTCCGGGGCGAACTGATCGCAGCTGTAGATTTCGCGATCAACGGTCCTAGTGCAGCCAGGCCAGCCCCGAAACAGAAACCCGAAGCGATCAGGCTTTGGCAGGCTCGCTTGCTGTCCAAGTACAGCGCCGATCTTGAGATTGTGGCAGCGCTACAGGAAGCTTTTGCAACTTTGCCGCTTTAGGAAATTAAGAGGAAAAATCTGGTCTGGCATTAGAACACACATATCGATATAGTTGAACACATAAGCCCCTGATGTCCGGGGGCTTTTTCATTTCGATAACACATAAGCGAGAGAACACATATGGAAGAGAACGAAGACGAGTTCATTTCTGCCCTTAGACAGCAGCTGGCGGAACATGCCGCTAGGCCCAAGCCCACGCCCGTTTATTGCCCTCAATGCGAGAGCGTCTTGACCGTGGAAGATGCTTATTTCCAATTGCGTGAGGTCTGTATCCATGCTGACGGCTCGTCACAGATGGGCGATGTGATACAGGACTACACGCGCGTATCAGACGCGGTCCGGTGCCAGTGCGATGGCAGACTGTGGACTTTCGATCAGCTGGCTGGCTCGCTGGCATTCGGTACGCTGACGACCCGTTCGCCCGAAGACGATGAACCCGAAGACGACGATGATGAAGAGGAAGGCGACGATGCCGCAGCTGCGAAAGGTGGTGACTGATGCTGATTGCTTTTGCCATCGGTGACAGTGATTGCCAGCATTGCGTTTGCCAGATTGACAAGGTTGAGGATGCGTTGCCGGACTTGCTGGAAGAGATAGATGGATGCTTCCCGATCCAGCTCTACACGGTCTTCGAGTTCAAGGATGGGCAGCAGAATCACCTCTTTTGCGATGTGGGCTATTGGGAAAAGGAGGACGCAGAGGACTGACCCACGCTAGGGCAGGGACGCCCGTTCGCCCCGTTTATGTTAAGTTTTATATCTGATCGGCTGTTCAGGAAATGGCATCCGGGTCTTTGGGCCAAATTACCAGTTCCTTGGCAGTCGTCTTTCTTTTGCCGGTTTCCTTGCGCCCGCCCATGTTGCTAGGGAACTCAAGTAGCTTGATGTGGCACCAGTCGCCGTACAGATGGTAAATGTGCGGGTGCGGATCGTAGGACAGCACAAAATCCTTGCGCTTGGTCCGGTCCTTCTCGCGGTAGGCCACTTGATAAAGTTCGTTGTACAAAATGTCGTGGTCGAGCCGGTGATGGACATTCCAGTTATGGCGATAGGTGCGCAATTTCCGCTCTCGGTGCGCCATGTACGGCGGGTCAAGATACAGGAGCCAGGGCTTCGGGTCAGTCACCAGCGCCAGCCAATCCCCGCAAGTCACCTGGAAATTCGGCACGCTACGGGCTGCTAGCCGGTAGTCGCACAATTCACGGCAGATGCTATTGGCAGGCCAGATGTCCCGCTTCTTTGTCGGATCGTGCGGACGCGCACCTCGGTAAGTGTCCGGAATGCCGGCAACCCGCTGCCTGACAGGAACTGCCAGAACTTGACCACGCCTTTATCGAGATCGTTCAGCCAGATGTTTGGGGTGCGATGGTTTTTCAATAACCACCACGTGACGGCAGCTGAGCCGCAGAACGGTTCAGCCAAGCCATGATAGCGGGCAGAGTTCTTTGCCCACTTCCGGGCCAGCAGACGGCGGATGAACTGGACGTGCGGTCCTCTGCTCTTGCCGCCGGGATAGCTCAGGAGGTTGCCCATCGCGGCAGTGTACTGGCTGGCCCGTTCCCTTTCCAAACGATTTTTGCGCAGTGCCGGGTTGATGGACTTCGCGGAAGCTGGTAACGTTCGATCCGTGAATCAGCATCTGTTGATGCGACGCCCCACGATTTGGTACACTAGCCGCTTTTCCAAGGAGGTCCATCATGCTTCAGCCCAAGCCCGGAGATCGCTGCTGTTCCTATATCCGCTGTTCCACTACCGAACAATCTAGCGACGGCTATTCGGTGGAACGGCAAGACAGTTCGCTTGAGGGTTGCGAGCGAAAACTGAACATCAAGATTGCCAAGGTGTTCACGGACGAAGGCGGCAAGCGCTGGAAGTTGTCAAGCCGTCCCGATTTTCACAAGCTCTGGAACGAGATTGCTGCCGGGCTTTGGGATTGGGTCATCGTGGACAGCCAGGAACGCTACGGCACGGAGAACGCCTTCCAGTGGGGATCGTTTTGCGACCACTTGCTCCGGCATGGCTGCAACCTTTGGGCTATCGCTGAATCGCGATGCCTGACGGACCCGGATGACATCGGCGGGGTTATCCTTGGCAATGTCAATGCGGTCCTTTCGTCAAAACACATCCTCGATAAATCCCGAAGCGTCATGCAGGCCAAGCATCTAATGGCCAAGGAAGACAGGTATACCGGCGGGCTATTCCCCTACGCCTACGACGTCGCCATCTTCCAGGGCAAGACCGATCAGGAACTTTGGCGCATCTATCTGGTGTCTAGCGTTCTGGGTGACTACTACACTGCCCGCAATGGCAAGCGCCGCCGGAAGCGGGTCAGCACATACCGCAAGATCATGCCGGACGGATCGTATACCGAGCAGCCGTCATTCCCTGCATATGAGGACCACGATACCGCCCGCTGGGTCATCACCAACGATCAGGACCGTCTAAAGGTACTGGCGTTGATTTTTGACCTCAAGAGCCAAGGCAAAGCGGATAATAAGATTGCCCGGACCCTGAACGAAATGGGCATTCCGACGATGTATGGCAAGGTCTGGAACCAGTCCGACATTGATAACATTTTGACGAACCCGAAATATCATGGCGAAAAGATTTACGGCAGACGCTGCCATTCCCCGTTTCATGATGTGGTCAATGGGCAGGTTGAACGAGTTTCCAAACCGCAACCTAGGGCTGCTGCCGAAATCGTTCGCCACAAGGTAGATTGCCTGATCGCTGATGCCGTCTGGAAGGACATTCAAGAACTGAAAGCCGAAAAGCGGACGGTCGGCATTCGGGGCCATAACCTTTGGTTGAAACCGTTCCTTTACTGCGCCGACTGCAAGCAGCAGATGCGAGCAGACCGCCGCGAGCAGGTTTATTACTGCGCAACCCATCAGGATCAGTCACGGGCTGGCTTGCCCACTTCTTGCAAGCGGAACAGCCTTCGCCATGCCAAAGCGGAGGAACTGGTCCTGCGCTACCTTGCTGATGTCGGCAAGGATATTGAAGCCCTGACCAGCCCAATTCAGCCCCTGCCTGAATCGGCGAACAATCCGAAGCGGGAACGGCTTTGGCAACTGATTGAGCGGATGCATGAGTTCATGGGGCGGCATTGCGACGGCAACATGGTCAACGATTACCTGGCGTTCGTGGAAACTCGCCAGCGCAAGGGCGAAACGGGTTGCAAGCCGCCGGGGCTGGACCTTTACGAGTTCGTCTTCGCCCGCAAGCAAACCCGCCTTACCGCCGAACTGGATCAGAAGGAAGCCGAGCATGCCGACATGGTTGCCGGGTTCCTGAAACTGACAAGCCCGCTGGCCATCCAGAAGGCCAACGAAATGATGGGCAGCCTGGAAGCGGAAATTACCCAGCTGCGTGAAGAGGTCCAGCCGATCCATCATGAACAAGAGGCGCTGCTGTCTGAGATTGAGCGGATGAAAATTGCAGCGGAAGAATTGCACCGGCAGATGACCCAGGACGATGGCCAGCGGAAGGCGGCAGCGCTGAGAAACGTGGTTGATCAGGTCGTTTGCACTTTTCGGGATAATCCTCTTGCGAGGAAAAAACACACTGGTAGAATGAGTAGATCGAGGCTGGTCGAGGTGGCAGTCCTCCCCCGAAAGGGTGGCAGGGTAGCGACTTACGACTTGTCCGGAATCCATTGTGTCACGTTGACGTAGCGTGACGGGCTAGAGCCTGCGGCGATCGTCAAATTCTGTTTCCCGATCGCTTGCAGGGTGGAACTAGCGAAAGGAGGTGGTCTAGTGTGTAGTGGTAAACAGGTGCGGCTGCTTTGACGCGGCCGACGGGCTGCCGTCGGAAGCAGCCGCAAGTTTTTAGTAGGGAACCCCGGCTTCTATCTGGCCGGGGTTCCCCTTGTTTCATACCTTGATGGCAACCATGACCCGCGCAGCCGATAACCTGGCACTCCCGACCCGGACCGCAGGCCCGCGCGGCGGCGCGTTTGCTTTTTGGTACTTTTACTTTAGCCCCAGGCAGGGCAGTTCCGGGATTTAGTCCATCGTGTCTGAATCGCAGCCGACCACGGCCCTGGAACTTCCCAAAGGTTCCAGGGCTTTTTTTGTTTTCAGAGCTGTCAGTGGTCAGCTCTCAGCTTTCAGCCAGCAAGTCGAGTTGCGGCACGCCGCACGACGCGGTTCAGTGGATAGGCAGTGGCTGAAAGCTGAGAGCTGATCGCTGACGGCTCTCCAGGAGATTTCCCATGATCGTCGTCATGAAGCCCGGCGCCACTCCCCAGCAGATCGAGCACATCAAGGCCGAGATCGAACGGCTGGGGCTGCGCAATCACGTCATTGTCGGCACCGAGCGCACGGTCATCGCCGCCCTCGGCGAGAAGCGCGACGGCGCCAAGCAGAGCCTGGAAACCGGGGAAGGAGTGGAGAAAGTGGTCCCGATCCTCGCACCCTACAAGATGGCCAGCACCGAGGTAAAGCGCGACCGCACCGTCGTGACCTCGCTCGGTCTGTCGGTCGGCGGCAGGAAGATCGGCGTGATTGCCGGTCCTTGCTCGGTGGAGAGCAAGCAGCAAATCCTGGAGATCGCCCACATGGTCAAGGCAGCCGGTGCCGGCGGCCTGCGCGGCGGGGCCTTCAAGCCCCGCACCAGTCCGTACAGCTTCCAGGGCTTGAAGGAAACCGGCTTGCAGCTCCTGGCCCTGGCCCGCGAGGAAACCGGGCTGGCCATCGTCACGGAAGTCATGGCCCCGGAACATGTGCCGATGGTGGCCGAGCATGCGGACATCCTACAGGTCGGCGCGCGGAACATGCAGAACTATCCGCTGCTGGAAGCTGCCGGTGAATCGGGGTTGCCGATCCTGCTGAAGCGCGGGCCGTCGGCGACGATGGAGGAGTTCCTGCTGGCGGCGGAATACATCCTCAAGACCGGCAACACCAACGTGATGCTCTGCGAACGCGGCATCCGCACCTTCGAGGACCACACCCGCTTCACCCTGCCGCTGGCCACCGTGGAGTACCTGCATCAGACCACGCATCTGCCGGTCGTCGTCGATCCCAGCCACGGCACCGGCAAGGCCAGCCTGGTCTCGCGCATGGCAGTCGCTTCCGTCGCGGCGGGCGCGGACGGCCTGATCGTCGAGGTGCATCCGAACCCGGAGAAGGCGATGTCGGACGGCTTCCAGGCGTTGACGCCGCCGGTTTTCCTCCAGATGATGGCCGATTGCCGGCGGGTAGCGGCGGCGGTGGATCGGGAGATGTGAGAGCTGTAAGAGAACCAACGAATGATTCCTTCGCTAGTCCGCCTGCCGCGCCAGCGGTTCAATGGCTCGGCAGGGGCCGCGCCCACCCAAACCGGACAGACTTTGGGTGTCGGTGCAGCGCCCGAACTAGCCCGTCGCGGTCAGCTGCCGCACCCGGTCGAGCAGCTTTTCGATGTTGATCGGCTTGCGCAGCAGGGCGGCAGCGCCCATCGACGACGCCCATTCGTCGCTGGCGATGCCCAGGCCGGTCACGATCAGGAACGGGATAGCGGAGAGGGTTTCGTCCCGGTTGCGCTCCTCGATGAACTTCCAGCCGTCGGAGCCGGGCAAGATCATGTCCAGCAAGATCAGGGCTGGCGCCCGGCCCTCCCGGCACGAGTGCAGCGCTTCGTCCGCGTTGCCGGCCTGGGCCGTCTCGAAATGGTGTGCTTCCAGCAGGGTGGCGAGCCCGGCGCGCGTGTCTTCATTGTCTTCGACGATGAGGATCGTTTTCCGCATGAGCTACCGGCCGCGCAAAAGAAAAAGCCGTACTGGCGCCAAGTCCAGCACGGCCACATTGCCTCTTCGGGAAATGGTAGCCAGACTTCCCGGCGATTGCAAGACATGTGCTGTTATCGCACGCGATCCGGTATGCGAGCCGCGCACGAAGAAAGCGGTAGTCTGCTCCCCTCGCCCCTTGCGGGAGAGGGGTTGGGGTGAGGGGTAGAAACGCCCGATAACTCGCCACGGCCCCCTCACCCCAACCCCTCTCCCGCATGGGGCGAGGGGCTTCTGGGACAGACTCTTACTGCGTGCGCGGCTCCGCAGGGCGGCCCCGCCGCGCAGCTGTTTTGCCTTGTCATCACTGGGCTGCACTTTCCGTTATCTCCTCATTGCGAAACGAGCAAATTTCCAGGGATTTCGAGAGGTTTGTGAATTTCCCGGTCCTTGAAGACCTTGAAAA